AAATATAGCGTCATTCAAGCAGTGGCAAAGATATTAAACAATAAATAAGGCGTCAACGGTTGACTTTTGTCCCTTGTTCGATTCAAGGGACGCCTCAATAGTTTTTTGCTTGGTTGCCTTTATTAACCAAGAACGTAATACAATAAATAATATTTGTACGGTTGCATCTAATGGACTGGGCAAAGGTTAAAAAATTACGAACGTTTAAATAGTTGCATCTAATGGGCTATTTGAAGGAAGGTCATTGACGTATTGATAAGACTATAAATTAACGCGGTAAGTCATACGCAGTCTACTGGAGTAAGTATAAAGACTCTCCGAAGGTAGGGCATATTGTACATTCTCAAATGGCAATTGTCAAAACGTACATTCAAAGGGTGAGCAATGTAACGGAATAAAAGAGGGCATACAGTTTCACGTGGTATGCAAACAAGTGTAAAAATATGGTATTGAAACGCCGTCCGAATCGGCATACACTTGCTAAAACTAACAAAGATGAGAACAATCACATTAATTTTTTTACTATTAGCAATGTTATGCTTATTAGTAATGTTAACGAGTAGCGTTAATTTAGGGCGTATTTACGCGGGGTTATTTGCACTAAGTATGCTTGGTGCAATAGTATCAATAATTTCAATCAAACTAAGATGAAAAGACAGGCATCAATTGGCGTACTTTACGCATATACTATGGCGATTATAGTATTATTATTAATAATTTTTAAAGTTAAATAAGATGAAAAGAGAACGTATTGAAATGATAATTGTGGCGGTCGTGGCACTGGCTGCATTCGTATTAAGTGGAATTTATAGATAACAAAGAAGTTTTAATTGTTAACAAGGGGTGGCAATATGGTCGCCCCATTAAAATCAAATCAAATGAAATCAATTTTAGTATTAATGTTATTGATCGCGAACGTATCAATGGCAACGCCACCAAGTGGCTACAATTATAAGAAACACTACAAGAAGTGTCAAAGAGTTAAGAGAATGAATCGAGTGTTTAATCTAAATGGGTGCAAATACCATACGCGAAGAGTATAATTATGGGACGATATTATGACGGAGACATTGAAGGCAAGTTTTGGTTTGCCGTTCAATCAAGTGATGCAGCTGACCGTTTTGGGTCGAAAGGTTACGCAAATTATATTGAGTATTGCTATTGCGAAGAAGATTTGCAAGGCGTTGAAGATGAAATCAAACGTATCGAAGATGCACTGGGCGATAAGCTACAAAAGTTAAATGACTTCTTCAATGAGGATAGGGTGTCATATTCAGACGACCAATTGGAAGAAATAGGTATCGATAGACATGACTTAAGCGAGTACGCTGATCTAGAGTTGGGTATTAAGATACGTGACTGTATCAAAGAAGAAGGTAGTTGTAATTTTAAAGCTGAGCTATGAAACGAATAGAGATATTATCAATAGAGGAATATTCTACTATTGTAGGTACACCAAAGATGGACACGGTAGTAGAAGTACAAAACTATGCAAGCGAACACTTCGGAGTGACGTTATTCGATTATTCAATTGAAGAATTGGAGTATGTTATTACAGAAGTTAACGAAAATTTATGCTTAGTACAAACAGAATACGGACTTAGAATTTGTGAGATATGAGCTACTTAATCAAAACATACTTCGATGTATTCGAGGACGACTACAACGAAGGCGAAGGAAAGCATGTCAATCAATGGGCATGGGAATCAAAGCACGATGCTATTGAATCGGCACTGCAACAACACTTCGAACAAGTCGGTTTGTCATACGATGTCAACTTCTTACTTGAAGATGACGGAAATCGATGGTACTCATGGACAGTAGACGAAGACTGTTGCGAAGCAAACGAAAAGGAAATTGAACAATGGAAGCAAGGCAAGATGCAATTGTACTCAATGCATGCAAGTATTAATGTATATAAATTAGAACAGATATGAAAAAAGTATTCTCAAATAACGAATTGCCACACGTATGGGCGTATGGCACACAAGAAGAAGGACGTAACCCTCAAAATAGTTTCTTCTTTAATGGTAGAACAATTTATAGCTACGGATATCATTTCCCGATAGCAGTTAGAATGGACGATAATGTGTATCTATTAACTACACGCGGATACAGTAATACTACGAGTAAACACATAGGTAAAGTATTGTGGTCGATACCAACTGGGGCAAAGATTATACGATGCTCTGACCCGAGTATTCAATACAATGAAAGTAGCATGAACCAATGGGACGTTGATATCAATACGCAATTGGATAAGATGTCACGAGCAAAGAAACCTGCTATGTATGTCAATGAAATACTAAGATTAGTAGCACAAGCACAAGACTATTGTGACTACTTCGGTAAAGATAACAGACTGTCGCACTATGCAACGATGGACTTCGGAGTAAAGGCGGACGAGTTGAAAGCTATTAACAAGGCTAAGGCTGATGCGGATAAGAAAGAGAATGCAGAACGATTAGCTAAGTGGCGTAACTTCGAGACCAATGACCTATGGCTGAAAGGTCACACTAAGGATACGTACCTACGTAGCGACGGAGAGACGGTTACTACATCGCGAGGTATCAAGCTACCTATTGATGTGTACCGTAGATACAAATCAATGCTACCTAATTTAGGGCGTGAGGTATTAGGATACAGAGTTAATTCAGTAACAGATAAGTATGTGACTATAGGATGTCACAACATTAGTATTAAAGAAATCAATAGCATATGATATTTAAGATAGACGATACCCTCCAAGTGATACGCTTGGGGGTTACTTCAAACGATAAGATTGAAGCCAACAGTAAGCGACCGATTGTACAGACGTACACGTTTAGTCGCAAACAATTCGAGATGATAGCTAACAACGATGAACGTAACATGAGGTCGTTCTTTAATGCAGCTGATAGCAATTGCTTAGATTGTCCATTCAATTCATTCGGCAAATGTTACACGCATAAGTTCAACCAATACGTGGGTTTCATATCAATGTTGAAACGTGTAGCGAAACAGTACGCAACGTGGGACGATGTGCCTAACTATGAAGCATCGTTCACCATCATTGCTCGTGAAATTGCTCAAGGTAAATTCATTCGGTTCGGTACGTACGGTGAACCGTCACTGCATCCAATTGAACTGATCGAGGCAATGGTCGACGTAGCTGACAATTGGACGGGATACACACACCAATGGAAACGAAGCGATGTCCTAGGCAAGTACTTCATGGCATCAACGCACACGTTAGATGAGTCGAACGTAGCTAAGGAACAAGGGTACAGAAGTTACATTGCTACACCTACACCGATAGGCGAGGTTGTTAATTGTCCTGCAAGTAAAGAATCGGGATATAAGTCAAGCTGTAGCAAGTGCGGTTTGTGTAGCGGTACAGAAGGCAAAGGAAAGAAAAGTATTTACATTTTAAATCATTAATGAAAGCAACGATAAGTTATAAGACACCGAAAGGTGACCACAAAGTAGTTACGAAACAGTTCGCGGACCAGCGACACTTGGATAACTACATCAATTTAATTAGTAAAACAAATAAAATTATAAGCTATGAACAAATTTGAAATCAACACAACAGCATGGAGCGAGGAAAACTTCATGCTTGAGACAGACTTGACTGAACAACAAGTCATTGATGTAATACTACCTATAGTAGTAGCTGAACGAAACGGTGGTGAAGAGTATGACAATGAGATGTTGTACAATGAATTAGTATCAACGTATCCGAATGCATCCATAAGATTATTAGAAATAAAATTAATAACGATATGAAAGTAATCAAGGCAGTAAAGGAACGGTACATTAATGTACCTAACTTAAAGTTAGCAATGTACGAGGACATGGATACGGTGCTAATGAATTTATCAATTGACTTAGACCACGAGATGTCTGAGGAAGAAATACTAATGGAAATTAAAGACTTATGAAATCACGGCACTTTATATTCAGCGATGACGCAGACCTATTCAATGAGCTAGACTTCGACGACTTCGTTAGGTCGTTTGAGTTTAAGCTATATGTTCACCATCATGGTTCTTCTATTGACGAACTAATGGATAACTTAGTTGGTACTTTTTACATTGAAATAACAAAGCAAGATTATGAACGTTTACAAAGTTGGAGTCAAAGCGAGACATGAGTTCTGGGTACTTGAAATAGAAGCATTCAACGTCAGAGAGCTTCTAATAGAGTTAGATGACTACATGGTCGACATGTGCATCAAACGTTACGAGGTAACAAAAATTATAAAGTTAAATTGTCCTGCGTACACTACATGGGTGTACGAGGACGTAATTCTAAATTAATATGAAAACAATTACAGAGTGGCTATCACAATTAGAAGAGCCGTACAGAACAAACGCACTACGATTAGGTAGTAGCGAACTACACGTAAAGAAACTTTCATACGCTTTACGCTCATTCAGTTGGTCAGACGACGAGGAATTATGGAACGATTTGTACCTCAAGGTACTTGACGAAGAGAACAAAGAGTTTCACGTAACGTGGATGACAAGCAGTACCGAGAGTACGGGAGTTAATGTAAAGGGAACGGATATGATGGACGCACTTGAGCGATTCTACATAGCGTATCCTGGTGTTGAACCAATATATATTTTATCTAAGTAATCATGGAATTCAGAGGAACAAAAGGAAAGTGGGAAGTATTAATAACTGATGAAGTTGATAGTCATTTAGATATTGCAATCAATTCAGTTAATCAAGATTGCGTTGCTTGGGTGTATTCAAAATCTTCATACAAAGATATTAATGGAAAAGCAAACGCATTACTAATTTCAAAAGCACCCGAAATGTTGGAGATGTTACAAAATATTTCTAGGAATGAAATGATTACTCCAAATGTTAGAAGAAATGCAGAACAACTAATCAAAGAAGCAACTGAGATATGAAAGAATGCGAGACATGTGAGGGCACGGGATGTATCGAAAGATTAAGCTGTACCAATTGGAGTAACGAATGCTGTGGCGGATGTTACGATGAGATTATGTGTGAAGAATGTAATGGAACTGGATATGAAGAAGAGGAAGAATGAAACACGTTTCATGTTGGTGCTAATGGTATTTGTTGTGCTATTCCACGTACTAACACCAAAGAAACAAAAGAAACAATTGAGAACACTAACAGAGGACAATCAGTCGGTTAGTGGAATTTACGAACCATTTAATTATGAAATAAAATGATAAAAGCAAAACGCACACCGCAATTCAACGCAATGTTGAAAATAAACATGCTGATGAAGGGTTACAATGCTGACCAGTTCTACAGAAAGTTTAACCTTAACAAGTCTCAGTCAGATCAAATATTGTTTAGGTCTCGATTGATTGACGTAGTGTCAGTAGATGGTCTACTTGACTTAATTGGATTAGAAATTAAAATTAATAAGTATGAGTTGGAAATCGTGGATATACAACAGGGGAATAAGTCTTAATGAATTTGCTGATGTAATCAATGAAAGGTATCCGAAGCCAAACCCACACTACCACGGAGCTCAAAGAAGCTACGCTGTGTATCACTGTGTTAAACTTGGCTTCAGTATACGTGACATAGCAAAGGCATTCAGCATCAAAGAAACCGCAGTGTCAACACTGACTCGAAAGGTTGCCTCTGACAAGATGAAACGTTACAAATCTGTAGCTGAGTCCATGGCAGAATACATAAGCATGAACCTCAATACACCAATGGAATGTAAGACAGCGTTAGAGGAAATTATCGCACCTTATATTACTCAGTCAAGGTATCGAGAGTCAACAATGAAGCGACAGATCATCATGCATTATCTCAGAAACAAACACCATATGACGCTCAGAGAGATAGCTGAACTGTTCAATCGCAACCATGCGACGGTCATTCACGCAGAGAAACTAATCAGTAACATGCTGTCAATTAAGGACAAATTGGTGCTAAAGTATGTTGAAGAACTACGATTAGTGCTGGAAAATGTTGAGAAAAATATAACACAACATTGCGTAACTGACTAATTATCAGTATATTTATATACTAAAATGTTACTATGTTAAGAAATATTATAAATACTCTCTCATAGAAAAGTATAGTATAGTATAATTCTATATAGTTGTATAGAGCAACTTTTTTCAACATCTTAACATTATTTAGTATGAGTACCAGTAATATCAATACCTTCAGCGATGTTGGTATTAAATAAACTAAACATGAAGCAACATTTTGACAATGCAGCTGGAGTATTTCTTGCTGCGGTTGGACTACTAGCCGTCGGGTTAGGACCAACACTTTTTATTTATTTACTTAAAACTTTATTAACATGATTTATTTCGCATTAAGTTTTGCATTTACATTCTTTTCATTGAGTGGATTCGATAAACTCCATCACTGGTGGCAAAAAGTAATAGGACTTATTTTCTATGCATGCATCTGTATGGTAATATTTCCATTAGCAATGGGTAAACTTTTACACAAGTTATATGAGAAACATACTTGATAAAACATTCGGTGTACTACTTGCGATATTAATGTCGCTACTGTACATGTTTGGTCCGTGGTTGGTCCTTAGTTACGTACTGTAATGTTAAGGTTCACCATCATCTGGATCTCGCAGAACTTGTCGGTTCCATTCTGGGTAGTTGGTCACGTTCACTTAAGCACAAACGTTTACGCTGACTTGCACGAGGTGATTGCATCTATGGGAATGAACTTAATAGTTGCTACGGGATTTTACTTAGATTATAAACAAAATAAGAAAAAATAACTTAATTCAATTAACATTAAATATTTTTACAGCATGGAACAAAAAATTAATATAAACAACGGTTATCTATATGCCTTGCTATTCAAACTAAAGCAACTTGGATATAGATGGAATCAAGGGAATCCTATAGATCCAAAGACACCTCCTTCTGATGACATCAAGTCAATTATAGTACATGAAAAAACTATATCATGGAGTAGTATTAACTATGGCTTAGAAGCAATTGATGAACTAGACTTTATTATTCAGAACAACGACGCTGACGGTATAGTATACAAAATAAATGTACCTGACTTTAAGTTCGCTGTTTTACATAAACTCGGCGCACTTGGATATATTTGGGCAACTGGTAAAGAAATCAAACCAACAGATTGGAAGGATAAGAAAATAGAGTCAATCATCGCTTGGGAAGATAAAACGATTACTTACTCGGAGTATCCAATTCGAAACTGCGACGATGTAATTTCTGACAGTAAGTTTATAGAAGAACCAGTTAGTGAACAAAAAGAATACAACTTCGTTGAACCCGATCACTACAAGAAAGGTGACAAGGAAGTATGGGAGATTATGATTGACATGTTTGGTCAAGAAAAGTTCGAGAGCTTCTGCCTACTCAATGCATTCAAATACATTTCAAGAGCTGGCGATAAGCCAGGTGATGACTTCAAGCAAGACATCAACAAAGCAATATGGTATCTAAATAAAATCAAATAATATGAAAAAGTTAATTATGTTAGCAGTAATTGTCATCGGGATGACATCTTGCGAAAAAGAAAATTGTAACTGCGGTGTTATACAAAGCGATAACGTGTCAGATTACTCAGTAGTAATTAAGAACAGTTGCTCACAAAATGTTAAGACATTTTACTTGAGCGAAGGCGATTGGATGAATGCTCATCCTGGTGATGACTACTGTATTAATAATGTTGAATCTTGGTAAATTAAATAATATGAATCATTGGAGAGAATTAATGCCATCACCGTACTTAGGTGCATGGGACGTGCCAACAGGTGGTAGCTTGATTGGTAAAATAAAATCAGTTAGCAAGAAGAAAATTTCTGAGCTACAAGGTGTTGAGAAAATTGTAATTGAGTTTAGTGACTTACCTAAACCTCTTATGGCTAACTCAACTAACATGAAGGCAATTGCAAGTGCGGTTGGTACACCTGACTTTACTAAGTGGGTCGGTAAGGAAATCGAGTTGATAACAGCTAAGGTACGCTCGGTACAGGACGGCGACATGGTTGACGCAATTAGAGTTAAGCGCGACAAACCTGCGCCACGTAAGACACCAATCAGCGACAAGGACTTCCCTAAAGCGATCAAGGCTGTACAAGACGGGACGTGGACTAAGGAACAAATCCTTAGCACAAGAATATTAACTGACGAACAAATCAAACAATTAGATGAAGTCCAGAGCAAGTAGTGCGTACTCAATCATGGCTGGTAGTCATGGATTGACTGAAGCTCAACATCGCACGTTGAATGAGTTGATGATGAAGATTAAGCTAACTGATAAGCAAGCAGAGACTAGAGACGAGTTGATTAAGAAACGCGACGCACAAATAGAGCTTACTCCTGGTGCTAAGTCTTTCATCGAAGAGTCGGTTGATGCTGAGATATGGCAATATACTTCGTCGTTCAGTAGCTATAGAACTCAGAAAGGAACTATGTGCGAAGATGAGTCAATAGGTATTGTTAATTCACTTTGGTTTACTAACTTTGTAAAGTCTGACGAAGAGTTAAGTACAGAGTTTTGGACGGGTCACCCAGATATAATTGACTACGATAATGAAATGATTATCGATATCAAGACAGCTACAGACAAGAAGAGTTTCATTAAGCACTACAAGGACCCAAAGAATGCTCAGTACGAGTGGCAAGTGAAATGCTACCTCTATATGAAAGGCTGGACTAAAGGTAAAGTTGCGTATGTATTGGTAGATACTCCAGAGGAATTGATACCAGCATACGAAGACTTATCGTTGCACGAATGTGGTGACTTACCGTTGGAGTTACGTGTTGCGTCGTTTGATGTAGAATTAACAGAAGAAGATATAAAAATGTTTGACGCTAAAGGTAAACTTGCGTCAGAATACTATTACGAATATAAATCAAAGTTCAATGTTTAAAGTTCAAGGAACCCTTAAAGTTAAGGGAGACACTGTACAAGTGTCAGATAAATTCTCAAAGAGAGAGTTTGTATTGTCAATTCAAGATGGTAACTACGAGCAACTTGTCTCGTTCCAGTTATCGCAAAAAAACGTTACGTTACTTGACGGAGTTAAAGAAGGTGATGAGTGCGAGATTTCTTTCGGTTTGAAAGGGCGCGAGTGGGTTAGTCCAAAAGACGGTGAAGTTAAGTACTTCAACACGCTTGACGCATTCAGAGTTGAAGCAACTGTATCAGATGCTGAGCCTCCATTCTAAGAGTAAAGTGGGGAGAGATAATCTCCCCTTTTTATTTGGTCGCGCGCTATACACCAAAGAAGGTTGGATAGTGATTAGCGACAACGTTAAGTACACAGTAGCGAACTTTGATGAGTTAAACGTATTAGATAACCACGACACAAGCGTACTATTCAGTGAGTCATTTGACGCTCACTACTTGCTCCCATTTGGATCGAGCGATAGAGTTTGTGTGGTTAAACAAACATCTATAACAATTGAACAACATAAAAGTATAACTAAACAACAAGAACAATGAAATTAATAAAAACAAAAAAAATGCTTAATGAATATATCAAAAAAAATAGGGAAGAACAAAGAGGAAGACCTATAACAGATATTGAAATCACAGAAATAGGAAAAGAATTAAAAAAGTATGAAAGAATGTATAAATTTTACATGATTAGCACAATACTTTTATCTGTTACACTTTTAGCAGTATTATTTAACTTTTAAATCAGAATAAGATGAAACAAACAGCAGTACGGGAATTGATTTCAGAAATGGAACAACTCAAAGAAACAAAACTTTACACGGGTTCATTTAAAGCAATTGAAGATTGTTTGTGCTTGGCTTATGCAAAGTTGGAAATGGAAAAGCAACAGAAAGGGTTTAGTGAAGATGATGTAAATCTTGCGTTTTTTTTAGGTAAAAAAGATGACCATGTAAGATTACATAAACTTATAAATTCAAGATTAGGACAACTTAAATCAGAATAAGATGGGAAAAGATATAATAGCATTAATGATAGTAGTAGTAATGTTTTTCGGATTATACATTGGTGCAGTAATTAATCAAGGATTAGGTGGAACTATTTTTTTAGTATCAATAGTATTAGCCTTTATCCTTAAACAACAAGAACAATGAAAAACGAAAACGAACCAATAAATCCACATTTAGTTTACACACATAGTGGAGAAGTTCAAGAGTATTCTAAAGGTTTAACAAAACGTGAATACTTTGCAGGATTAGCAATGCAAGGGTTGTTAGCAAGTTGCTCAAATGCTTTAATAACTGAAAATATTCTTAAACAATTGCCTATTTTATCCGTGCAATTTGCAGATTCTTTACTTTCTGAATTAGAAATAACTAAACAACAAGAACAATGACACAAACAAAAATTGACAGAACAGAAAAACTAAATGCTTTGAGCCTTAATTCAGAAAAGTATAAATTAATTTATGAATGGGTTAAAACGGGTAAATTACCATTAAAAGAATTTTTAGAGTTAATAGAAGAACTTAAACAACAAGAACAATGAAACAACCAAATAAAGATGAAATTGAAAAGCTAAAATCAAAACTTACGGGTGATATCTTCAAGGATGGAGAGATAATGCAACAGATTTATGAATTAAAGAAACAGCTCAACCCAGAGATCGAAACTAACCCAGAGTTAGATGACGATGAGGACGGTTGTTTATATTGCGGAAGTTAAATTATGATAACTGTATTTAAGAATATTAAGGAGACAAGCACTCCATTCTTCAGGGATATACTCGAGGAGTTTGAACGCATTAGAAATGGTGCGTCAAAGGAACTCGTTGAGCGTATCCGAGACAAGGGTGAGAAGTCAGACCGAAACGAACTAAAGAAGGACCTACCTGCGATATGTTTCTCAGGTAAGTTTCTTAGACGTGAGGCAAAAGCAATTGAGCAACACTCGGGATTTATATGTCTTGACTTCGATGGATTCAAGAATAATAAGTTACGAGACAAAAAGAAAGAAGAGTTATCTGAAGACAAGTACACATTTGCTTGCTTCATATCTCCAAGCAACGACGGACTAAAACTAGTTGTTAGAATACCTCCGTCAATAGAAAATCACAAACAATACTTTGCAGCACTTGAAGAGTACTACGCTTGTGCTGAATTTGATAAGACAACAAAGGACATATCTCGTGTATGTTACGAATCATATGACCCAGACATTTATGTAAATGAATTCTCTGCACTTTGGGATAGCTTACCTACAGAGAAGTACGAGCAGTTAAGTATCGTTGATACGGTTCCTACACTTAAGCTAGAGGAGACAGACGAAATCTCACGCAGACTACTCGTGTGGTGGGAAGCGAAGTTCGGTTTAGTAGACGGATCTCGCAACCACAACCTATACGTACTGTGCCAGGCTATGAATGAGTTTGGTATATCAGAGGACATGTGTAAGGTTATTGTACGTCAGTTCGAGCAAAAGGATTTCCCTTGGGTGGAGATTAAGACTACAGTAGAGTCAGCATACAAACAGACTCACATACACAACACTAAGTTCTACGAAGATACTGAGCGACTTGACGCGATTAAACGTGACGTGAAGCAAGGTAAACCAATCGATAGTATCATTGAGTACGTATCGAAAGGTGACAAGAACGAAGTGAAGAAAGTAATTGAGCACATCATTGAACTGAACAGTGAGGATGAGTTCTGGAGCATAAACAGCAAAGGTGTCGTATCGCCAGTGCATCACCTGTTCAAGAAGTTTCTACAGGAGAACGGGTTCTATAAGTACTACCATGCAGGATCAGATAAGTTCGTGTTTGTTCGCATTCAGAATAACTTAATTGACGATGCTACGGAAGATGACATCAAGGTATTCACGTTAGACTACTTGGATAAGCTTGAGAACAAGTCAATCTATAACTACTTTGCGGATAAGACGCGTTACTTTAAGGAAGATTTCTTGTCGCTACTTGACAGACTCGACCCGAAGTTTGTTGTTGACTCAGTATCTGAGAGCTTTATCTACTTTAGAAACTGTGCGCTTAAGATCACACCAACTGAGATACAACCAATTGACTACATTGACCTTAGCGGATTTGTGTGGAGCAAGCAGATCATCGATAGAGATTACGTGCCATCAGAGACGGATGAGTGTGACTTTAAGAACTTCGTGAAGCTTGTGAGCGGTAACGATGAGTCAAAAAAATCACTTGAGTCAACTGTAGGATTCTTATTGCATGGATACAAGCCAGCTTCGTACTGTCCAGCTGTGATTATTAACGATGAGAAGATTTCAGAGAATCCAGAGGGAGGGACAGGTAAAGGTTTGTTCTTTACAGCTGTAGCTAAAATCAAGCGCCTCGTTGATATTGACGGTAAGGACTTTAAGTTTGACAAGACGTTCCCGTACCAAACTGTATCGGCAGACACGCAAATACTTGTGTATGATGATGTTGTGAAAAATTTTGATTTTGAGCGACTATTCAGTATAATTACGCAGGGAATTACACTTGAGAAGAAGAACCGTGACGCGATCAAGGTTCCATTCGAGCAGAGTCCAAAGATTGTAATCACTACAAACTACGCGATTAAAGGTAGCGGTAATTCATTCGAGCGACGTAAGTGGGAGATTGAGTTCAGACAGTACTTCAACCGCAACCACACGCCACAGGATGAGTTCAAACGACAACTTTTCGTTGAGTGGGACAAAGATGAGTGGAACAGGTTCGACAACTACATGATTGGTTGCCTAATGAGGTACCTTCAGTCTGGACTACTTAAGGCTGAGTTCCGTAACATCAAGGCGCGTAAGTTTATTGCTGATACGTGCTTCGAGTTCTACGAGTGGTGTACAGACAAAGAGAACCACAGAACAAATACAGCTAACGCTCAGTACCAGATGACTGACATGTACAACGACTTCACTGAGAAATATCCTGACTACGGTAGGTATGGTAGATACAACTTACCTCAAGCAAGGTTCTACAGATGGCTAGATAGCTACGGAGTTTACTTCACAGGAAACCAACCAGTAACGTCACGTAACTCAGCAGGCAAAACAATTAAATTCATCAGATTAGATGACAAACAATTAAGTTTTTAGATTATGGAAATTTGGAAAACAGTTACAGAATTTGACAATTATGAAGTATCTAACTTGGGAAATGTTAGAAGAAAGGACTGCATCATAACTTATTCAAATGGATATGTTTATAAATACAAGCAAAAATATTTGAATCAAGAATTAATTAAAAGAGGAGGGAAATCTGAATATAGAAGAGTAACATTAAGTAAGAATGGATCTGTTAAAAGATTTCAAGTACATAGATTGGTAGCTATAATGTTTATTGATAATATTAAGAACAAACCATGTGTAAACCATATTGATGGTAATGGATTGAATAATAAAGTTAGCAATTTAGAATGGTGTACTTACTCTGAGAATGAAAAGCATTCATATGATGTTTTAAATAAGATAAATCCATTCAGAAAATTAACAGAAGATCAGGTTAGATTTATAAAATCAAAAGGAATAATGGGTAGAAATGGAAATACGATAGAATTGTCTGCTAAATTTAACATTAGCTCTAGCACTATTCGAAATATATTAAAAAATAAGTACTATGTTAACGTTGCGTGAATATCAAATTGATATAGCTAATAGAGCCGTATCAATAATAAATGAGCACGGAATGGTGTATCTATCGATGGCTGTACGTTGCGGAAAGACTCTTACTTCACTTGAGACGGCTAGACTTTACGGAGCGACTAACGTTCTGTTTCTTACTAAGAAGAAGGCTGTATCGTCTATTAAGAAGGACTACTTTGATTTTAGTTATAATGACTGCTTTAATCTTTCTGTATGCAACGACGAGTCGATGCATAAGATTGAGGAACCAAGTCAATACGACTTAATCATACATGACGAACACCACCGATTCGGATCATTTCCAAAGCCAGGGAAGTACACCACGATGTACAAAAAGTTATTCAAGCATAAGCCAATGATATTCTTGAGCGGAACAATGTCACCCGAGTCTTACTCGCAATTGTTTCATCAGTTTTGGATATCAGACAGATCTCCGTGGCGTAACTACACTAACTTTTACAAGTGGGCAAACGACTACGTTAACGTGACTAGAAAGATTATCAATGGATTTCCTAAGAACGATTACAGTGACGGCATCAGAGATAAGATAATGCAGTCAATTAACCCTTACATGATTACCTTCACGCAAGAAGAAGCAGGATTCAGCACTAAGATTGACGAAGAGATACTTTACGTTGACATGAGTCCACAGACTTCACACATAGCTCGCGAGCTAATGAAAGATAAGATAGTTCAAGGTAAGACTGAGGTTATACTTGCTGACACTGGAGCTAAGATGATGCAGAAGCTACACCAAATCTGGTCGGGTACAGTTAAGTTCGAAAGCGGTAACTCAACGGTACTTGACAAAAGAAAAGGTGAGTTCATCAAAGAATACTTCAAAGGTCAAAAGATAGGTATCTTCTATGTATTCAAGGAAGAGTATAACTTACTGCTAGAAGTTTTCGGTGCAGATAACTTGACAAACGACTTAGATGAGTTCAATGCGACAAGAAAGAACATTGCCTTGCAGGTAGTATCTGGACGTGAAGGAATTTCGTTACGTGCTGCTGATGCGCTAGTGTTTTATAACATTGCGTTCAGTGCTGTGTCTTATTGGCAGGCGAGGGATCGTTTGTCTGGAATCGATAGAAAACAAAATAAAGTTTATTGGATATTCTCAAGTAAAGGAATAGAGAGAAAAATTTACAAAGCAGTACAGGAGAAAAAGAATTATACCTTGTCTGTATTTAAAAAGGACTCGAAAGATTTATCTCAATAGTTCGGGGAAAAGTTCGGGGAAAAGTTCGGTAATTAAAATTAAGTGATATGAAAGTAAGAATAATCAAAAAAGATAATAGATATTTTCCTCAATATTATTGCAAAGGTTTTTTAGGTATTGGCAAAGGTTGGAGGTATTATGAAGATGTAGAGATTTGTTTAAATGGTATATTTACAGATGAAATAACAGTTAACTTATCTTATTATACTTTAAAACAAGCAAAAGATTTTATTAAAAGTTTAGATTGTAAACCAGTAAAAGTAGTGTATGAAAAATAAAGACATTATAGCATGGTGGTCAGGAGGAGTAACTTCAGCTGTAGCATGCAAGAAATCAATAGAAATATATGGGGGGGGGAGAGTTCGAGTAATTATGATTGATACTGAGAATGAACACCCAGATACTTATAGATTCAAAAAGGATTGCGAAAATTGGTATGGTCTACCAATAGAAATAATTACAGGTATTGGAGAAAAGTACGGTAACATATTCGATGTGTGGAGAAAACACAAATCATTGAATACCGCTACTGGAGCTATTTGCTCTACTAATTTGAAGAGATTAGTTCGTGAGAAGTGGGAGAAAAATAATCCTGATTATACTCACCAAGTGTTCGGTTTTGAATTTGATAAGAAAGAATTCAACAGAGCATTATCAATGACAATGAATCATGGAGAAAGAGTAAAAGCTATATATCCATTATTAATGCTTGGTCTAGATAAAAAGGATTGCATAGATATAGTTACTGAAGCTAATATTGAAATACCAGAAATGTATAAATTAGGTTTTCAAAATAATAATTGTTTCTCTACTGGATGCGTGCAGGGTGGAATTGGCTATTGGCAAAAAATGCAGAAAGAATTTCCAGATAAATTTAAAGTCATGGCTGATTTAGAACATGAATTAACTGACTTAAAAGGAGAGCCAGTAGCAATGCTGAAGGACCAATCGAATGAAGCAAAAGAAAAGTATAAGAAGAATAAAAAAGATATTCTTGTATTCCTTATTAAGCATCCAGACTATCCTAATAACAAATGCCTAGATGATATTCCGTTAAGGAAAGTAGAGCCACTTTTTGAATGTAACGGGATGTGCGGTATTAACGATTTAGTGGATAGAAATAAAACTGAAAAAGAAATAGCATTTATTGATTAATTATGAAAATAGGTGACAAAGTAATTTGTGTTGATGATTCGATTAAAGCTGATCAAATTGAGTTTGTACGTGAGGTATACTTGAATTGGATAAAGAAAAATACTGAGTACACTATACGTGGTTTTACGGATAACGATGGAATAGTTGACGGTATGTGGCTAGAAGAAGTTCACAATATCGAAATTTACCAAAAGCTACTTGGTCGATATCAGGAGCCAGCATTTAGAATTGACAGATTTAGAAAAGTAGAACATGAAAGAATCGCAAATACAATCGAAAATTATCAAGAAGCTTGAGGCTGATGGATGGTACGTCATTAAACTGATGAAGACAAACGTAAACGGTATAGCTGACTTAGTTGCAGTTAAACCAGATGATGTTATGTTCGTTGAGGTTAAGACAGAGAAAGGAGTCCTTAGCGAGATCCAAAAATATAGAATGAAGGAATTACAGTCCAGAGGGATAAAGTATCACGTATGGACAGATTATAACGTAAATTTTGATAAGTTATGACAGCACTCTACATAGCCGACATTAAGTTCTTCTTAGTTGGTCGACCTAAGCCACGCGCTAGACAGAAAACTAAACCAAAAGAGGAACGTCATGTGTTCTCACTTGAGAACGTACCAGTCACTTTAGATGACGATCAAAAGATAGCTAAATCGCGCTATGACAATACAATGCGTAGGCTGACAAAGAACCGAGTTAAAGATTATAAACTATACGATGTTAAATATTTTTTAACTAATGTTAGGTTTTCATCAAAAATAATGGTAGATTTGCCAGCATGAGTCAATACGTGTTATCCACTATGCAAGAAATTAACGACTATACAGACGATCTGTATGAGGCATTGATGGATAACGACGAGAATGTAATTCAAATATGCGAAGCCCTAATCAGGACGCTACGCGACGTAAAAAGATCTTATGGAGAAAATCAAATCCAGAGCCATTCAATTGGTCAATGAAGAAGGTTACAACTTCTCAGAAGCAGCTAGAATCTTAGCAAAAGAATTTGACATAGAAAACGTTGACTCACTTCGCAAGAATGTTTCAAATTGGAATCATAAAAACTCGTTCGTTGAAGAGTGTGAAAAACAAGGGATAGACCCTAATGAGGTGCCACGCTACTGGTACAAAGGAAAACACTTCTCAATCAACGTAAACCCAGGTAACACAAACATAGAGGATGCCGTAAGAAAGATAATCTCTCAAGCTAAACTCACACCACAACCGATTAACAAAGTAGTATCAAGTTCCGAGATGGCTCTTCGTGTTGTCTTGTCAGACATGCACGTTGGGCTTAGTCCTGGAGCTAAAAGCCTTTACACTTACGAGTACAATGCTGAAATTTTCAACCAAAGAATTGATCATGTGTACAACTACATTAGAAGTAAGGTAATGCAAAACGGACCGTATGACGTTTTATTTATTGACGATTTAGGAGATGGACTTGACGGGTACAACGGTAAGACAACACGCGGAGGACACGAGCTAGAGCAAAACATGAGCACTGAGCAACAGTTCGAAACGTTTGTTCAAGGAAAGTTACGTCTCATTAGAATGTGTGAGTCGTTTGCTAAGAAAATCGTGTGTCGTAACGTAAGTTCAGATAACCACAGTGGTAGCTTTGCTTACATCGCTAACCGCACAATACAAATGGTACTTGAGCATATCATGCCTAAAGTTGAGTTCTTGGTGTTAGACGAGTTCATTACACCAACTTACTATGGCGATCACTGCCACATCTTAACGCACGGTAAGGATGCTAAGTATATGTTTAAAGGATTCCCGTTGAAACTTGATCCTAAGACAAGTACAATCCTGTTGGATTACATATATGAAAAAAATATAACAGCTAAGTATATACACTTAGATAAGGGTGACTTACACCAACTTGCTTACGACAGAGCTCGTCGCTTTGACTACCGTAACTTCATGTCATTTGCTCCACCGTCAAATTGGGTACAGCATAACTTTGGTGTATCTTACTGTGGGTACAGCGTACAAGAGATACCGAAGTTCAGTAACGATGTACGCCATACCGACATATTCTTTGATTAATCCTTTAGTGATTTAATATACTCATCCTTTTCTTTAACTGACATGCCGTCCATTTTTCTGATGGCTGCTTTCACTTTATTTAATGATGATTCATTCTTGATAGCTTGATAAGTATATTCATCCATTTTGTATCCATTAAAATCAGACCATTCTTTGATTTTATCAGCTGTCTCAGCTTGAGTAGCCGTCAATGACATTTCCTTGCCTACTTTATAGTATGCTTGTTGAGCTTGTCTATTTATATCTGTAAATGTTAATCCAGCTATTTTTGCGTAAAGAATTTGTTTCATTTTTTCTTTTCCAGCTTCAGGTAATATCTTCTCTACTGGTTTACCATTGAATTCGGTCATATAAACACCTGTAGTAGCTGATTGATAAATATCAAAAAGTTCTATCGATACTTTAGAAGATATACCCAATGATCCAAACTTGTCAAGGTAGTCTAACTTATCTTGTTCTCTCAATTGGAATTGATTATCCTTGAAGAACTTAACTTTCATTTCTTCAATTTCTTCGTCTGTGTAACTTTTATTTTGTTTTTTCTTTAATGACGTTACTTTTTTCTCCAAGAATTCATTCCACTCTTGTTCCTCTGGTAATCCTAAATCATAAGCACTTATTATTTTATTACCTAAAACAGGAATCAATGGATCAAGAATAGGCATAGGAGATACAAAATCTTGAATACCTTGTAATAATGAATTTGCTTTCGAGGATTTAATTCGTTTAGCTAGTTCCTCCTCATCTTCATCATCTCCAAATAATGCTGATGCTATAATACCTCCTACATATATTTTCCAATAATGATTAATCATCTGAAAAGCTGTAACACCAGCAATGGCACCCACCATATCACTAGTAGCATTTAAAGTATCACCTCTAAATATTCTCAATAAATCGCCATAAATTCTATTTTTTGAGTTTATAGCAAATGAACTAAAAGGAAATAACATCTGTCTAGCAATCGCGTATCCAGTAGAATTCTCCGTACCAATCTTACCTCTTTCAGCAGCATCACTAGGTAGAATTTGTATCTTAGTTTTAGTTTCAGCATAGTTTACCGCATCAGCATTTGGATTCTCTAAATCTAAAGGTATCTTGTTTTTTGCGCAATACTCTCTATAGTACGCCATCCATGTACCTATAGCCGCTACCTTATCTGGATACTGATTAGTTATTTTTATTACTTGTTCAGGAATAAAATTCAAAATTTTACCTGATATTTTTTTAACATCACCAGTAAAAGATTCCTTCTTCATCATATCCTTAACCGTCTCTGTAAATCTAACAGCATCTTTTCCACGTAACGCAACTTGCGAATTAGCTCTTTCTACAAAATCCCATATCTGTGGGTTAAAAGAATCTATAATTACATTACCAGCTCGCTTAGGATTTAAGTATGATTTAGTAGATACCATAGTATCAATCCAAGTAGGTATAGATTGAGCAAGTATATTCTTCAAACTACCCAAAGCAATTGCAGTGTTATATACTCCAATAGTATTTAAGAATTTTTTAATTGCTCTATCCGTATCGTCATCTGGAGCTATGTTTCCTTCCTTTACATTTACATATGCATCATATCTTTGGTTGACAAGTTTAGCATCTCTAGAAATTCCATTCTTATCTTTACCCATTATATCATTGAACGCATCCGAACTTCTGTATGCATTGAATTTTTGTTTATATTCAGATGTGTATAAATCTCGTAATGCAGCCTCATAAGCACCAAACATATCTTGATCAAAATTAAGTGAGATATATTTATCTGTTAATGAACTAGGTCTATTTGTCTTCATTAATATACCAGCTTTCTTAACTAGCATACCTGTGAATCTAGAGAAATCTGATTTATTAACAGCATCTTCATCTGTTCCTACTTTTGCTATTAATCTTATTACGTCTGGAGTATAGTTAACGTCTCTTTCTAAAAGAGTATTATAAAAACCAAGTGAGTGATCATATAAAGCTTCATATATATCGCTAAACATATCTTGAATATACTTAACAGAATCAAGATTAAACTTTTGAGTTTTGCTATTGATATCATTCATAGTGCTGCTTTCATTAACACTACCATCTTTATTTAAAACACCTAACTTAATAGCAGACTCTTCTAATAATTTACCTTCTTCAACAAGTTGAATATCATTTGACGCTTTTAAGTTTTTGACACTGCTTTCTATTAATTTCTTTCTGTCTAAGAAGTATTCGCCTTGTTTCTCAGAATCCATTAACTCACGTTGCATATGAGAGATGATTCGTCTTTCTACGATATTGTTTGAACGATTGAAGTTTTTTATTTTACCAAACTTCTTTTTATATTCAGCTTCCTTTTTGTTTCTTTCAATTTGAGATTTATTGTACCCAAGTTCAATATCAGAATAACCAGATTCTTTTTTTAATTGCTCAACATCTCCAGCTTTTGCAGTCTTTTTTGTTAGGATACTATCAACATATCCAAACAAATTATTATAACGTATAGAAGCGTTTTTACCAAGAATACTTATTAACTGCTTAAACCTAACCTTACTTTTATTAGCTGCTTCTAATCCGTCATATTTAGCCACAATCTTCTTCATACCAGACAATATTCCATTATCCATGTACATAGTTATACCGTTGATGATATCAATTAAGTCAGTAATTGGTATTAACTTTGGATCAAGCGAAACAGCTTTCTTCACTATATCTGGAGTATCCTCGTCAATTGCGTTCTTAAGATCTTCCAATTTAGCCTCAACAATATCTCGCATCTCAGCTACTTTATCTGCCTTAGCTTCATTGATATTCTTAATCATATCCTCATCAGACATACCATCAGAAGCACCTTCACCAAATAACTTATCGTAAACCTCAGATAAACTTTTCTCAATCTTAGTTTTTAACTTATCTTCATTTTTAGAAACATAGTCAAGCAACTCTTGGTAATTTACGTTCTTTCTAAACTCAACTCCAGTTGGATCTGTTTTCTTAGTGTATCTAGCTAAAGATTCTTTTAATTTATTAGCTATCTCAAGATGCTTATCAATATTACTTACTTTGCTCAAATCAATTTTAGTAAACATATCTGCCAAGTACTTAATCTCAGCAACCATGTTTTTATTATTCTTAATAGCCTTATTGATTTTTTCAATTTCATCAAGTTTATTCAAGTAATTTGCATCTGTCATTTTCTTGAATATATAATCCAATAACTTGTCAACAGATTCGTCGCTAGTTAAGTTTGTACTAGCAAGTTTATTGAAGATATACTTTAAATGTCTTTGCTTAATGTCACCTTTTGCTGTAACCATACTCTTGATGAGTGTGGATATTTTCTCGATGTTTTCTTTTATGTTTGCTTTGGCTCCTCTTGCAGCTCTTGCTTCAAGTCTAATCTGATCCTTTAACGCAGCCATTTCATCAACGGTAACCATCTTAGGAGCAGGTTTCTTTGTGATAGCTTTAGCCGCTTTAGCTGCTGGACTAACTTTAACTGAAGGAAATAATGATGTATAGTTAGTATACCCATTATCTTTTAGATACTTTTTAATGACTGAATTAGCAATACCATTAGCCTTACCGATTCTTACGATATCAGCAGCAGACATTCCATCAGTTGCTTTTTGGAATTTAGTACCAGTTTCTGCACTGCCTATTTTTTGCCCTTTAAGCAACTGAACAGCACTAGCTTCAGCAAATTCACTTACAGTCATTTTAGATAACTGCTCTGGAGTTACATCAAGTAATCCTAACTTATCTTTAATGCTCTTCCAGAATTCTTTCAACCAATTACCTATAGCTGAATTAGTTTTAATTAGCTCAGCTCCTTTTTCTCCAGTTAATTGTGTTAAAATCTCTTCAAGTAAAGCATCTCCTTTTAAATCTGGTTGAGTGGATTTAACGTAATCAATTACATCTTTTATCTCACTTTTCTCATTATCTAATTCAGCTTTAACTAAAGCAATTCCTTTATTGTAAAGTTCCTTATTGTTTTCCTTTAACCAAGAATTAAATAAATGCGAGAATTCATGAATAGGTGTCTCTGGATTTAAGTTATCAGAGTTTATATAAACCTCACCATTATGAACGAATCCATTTGTTATTAACTCAACTCCTTTTTTAGCTAATGCTTTTTGAAATTGAATTTGCTCTTCAATAGTAATTGCATTTTCATCAAATACCACGTAGTTAAAACCTCTTGCTGTTTCAGATGTTGCTCCACGAGAAATACTTTCTGCTGGGTATTTTATTCCGTCTATACCAGCGTTTAATAGAGCCAATGATGCATCTTTACCTGATGGGTTTTCTCCTATATTTTTTGATAATATTTTGTAAAAATCACTACCAGTAAGACCTATGTTATACATAGTATCTAGTAGTTCATTAGTTGTTTTTATATCGTAAAGTTCAGAAAAATTATCTTCTAACGCTTCTGCTATACTACCATCTATGTCGTTATCTAGTATTTTCTTCATTTGATCTTTAGTGAGTTCTTTATCCCACTGTAACCAATCATACTCAGAAGGTTGTTTTCCTTTATGTAGAGATACTTTATATAAGTTTCTAGTTAGATCAAATTTATCAAAATTATTCTTTAATAGTTTAAAATAATTTAACTGACTTTTAGTTCTATTCCTTTCGTTTTGTACAACTTCTTTTAATATCATATCTCTTTCAGATAGATATTTTATTGCATTTCTAAGGTAATTTATATTTGCTTCGTGATTCTTTTTAAGATCAGATGTTAAAATATTAGCTGTTCTTTCATCTATACCATTTTCTAATAATTGATTTTTAATTCTATCAAAATCTATTTCTTTACCTTTTCTGTAATTTTCTTTAGCTTGATTTAGTTTCTCATCACGATATTCATAATCCTGCATCAATCTTGTGACAGAAGGTGATTTTTCGTTAATTTCTAAATTAGAAAAATATTCAAAATTATCATCGATGTATTCTTTGAATTTTTTTAAATTAAATATTTTTCCTGTTTCATAATCATAAAAATCAGAATTTGAAGCATCTAAATCTCTGAATAGCATTTCAAAAAGATCATTTTGATCTACATTTTTTCCATCATACTTTAATGATGCAAGTGCTTTAGCGTAACCCTTAGCTATACTCTCTAAGTCAGTAAAGTATAACCCCCAACCAAATGCTTGAGCACCTTCACCAGTACCCATAGCTGCTGTTGTAAACTTATCAAAAGAATATGGAGATCCATGCCACACAGAAACTTGTTTAGCTACATCTGGATTTATACCAAGTGACTTAAGTTTATTCTCTATCTGCTTAGAATTAAGCATTGATACTTTCTTAGCTAATCCAGTCTTCTTAAGTATGTTAATTACTTTAGTAACAAAAGTCTTATTACTTTTAGCTAATAAATTCTGAAGCCTAACCATTTGATCTGCCTCAGATTCTTCAGCTACTTCTTTGACATCTGCTTCATCTGTTGTGTCAAGTGTTTTTACGTCATCAATAGTTACTTGTTCAACTACTGGAGTCTCTTCTAATAAAATAGATTCATACTTATTTTTAAATATGCCATATGTATTAGTTTTATCTCCATCTCTTGTAGCTGATTCTTTTTGAACTACACCATCAAAACCTAATGATTGAGCGATTTTAGAAAAAGCTTCGGCAGATTCTTTTTTATTTAGCTTAGCAGTAAATAACTCTAAATTATTGCCAGCCTTTGTTTCAAAATCTTTTATTAAAGCTATTATTTCAGTTAATTTTTCTTTAGATATTTTTTTATTCTTATATAAATCTTTAACCACTGAACGTAAGTTATTCCCTATGTCAGAAGCTCTGACTTCGGTTGCTAGTTTATAAGGCATTTCAATTGGATTAGTAGGTTTTTCAATCTCTATTTTCTCAACATTCAATAATCCTTCTTCGTTTGTTCCAGCATAATTCTTAGCAACCTCTTCATCTTCAGCTACCCAAAGAGTACTTCCATTTTCTGATTCAGCCACATTGTTACCAATACCCCTAAATACAGTTATCTTTCCTTTAGGAGATTCTTCTACTTTAACTTCTCTTATTAACGGAGTGATAATCTCATCATACTTTTTGTAGATATTATCAAAAGTTTTTAATTCTTCAGGGTTAGTAATCTTAGTTCGATCAACTTTACCATCCGTCATGTACTGTTCAGCATTTGGAATAGCTTCAATCAACTCAGCCTGTTCCTGTGCTCTTAAGTCTTCTACTTTTTGGGCGCTTTCTTGGGCAACTTCTTGCCCTTCGAGGCTTTGTCCCATTCCTTCACGTTGACCCCCTGTTTCTCCAGCTTGCTCTTGTTCGCGTGGAAGAACTTCCTCTGTGCTTCGCTCTTGTACGGCATAATCTTTTGCTTCTTTACCTGTTAATTCATATCTATAACCATCACCTAAAATTCTCTTAGTTTTTTTACCTATAGGCAAACCTAGAATTTTTTTTCTGAGTGTAACTTCCATACCGCTTTTTTTAACGGCTCTATCTCTAAATTGCTCAGGCACTTCTTCTAATGTCTCTACATTAAATATAACTTGCTCATCGTCATTTAAAGATGATATTTCATCTGGTATAACTGATTCAGATTCAACGAGTTGTTTCATCTCATTGTCTATATCAACTATACGTTGTTTTTTATCTTCAACTAATGAAGGCTCTTTTCCTTCAATTTCACGTTGTAACTTTTGTTTTTCTTCAATCAGCTTCATTGCTTCTCGCTGATTATTCTCTAACATATTAGAAGGTACTTTTCCTAATAATGATTTGAATTCACCCATAGCACGCAGCTTTGCTTTCGCTTCTGGGATTGTTATCTCGCCTTGTATGATCTTTGACTTTAAGTCATTTTTAAACAAGTCTTGTAGGTCTTCATCATTTGCAATTTCTTTAGATAAACCAAAGTTTACAGGGTCACTTAGCTGTTTTACAGTAGTTCCTAAACCTGACATAGCATTCACAGTAGACCCAGCGAATGATCCTATTAAGAATTCTTTTAATGCATTCTTACCAAATGTACCCCAGTCTTCTTGAAATACATCTTTCTTTTTAGCTTGTTCGTATAAATTTTTAATTTCCTGTTCAGCAGCAGACTGAGACACCTCAACGCCACCTTCAATAACACCTTTAGATACCACCTTGATTAACTTGTCTGCAACAACCTTTTTCATGTCAGTGTAGATAGCGTTATTCATCATATCCATCGTCGCTTCTTTTGGAAGACCTGATAATACCTGAGCTACTCTTTTAGCTACAAAACCTGAAGCGGCTTTATTACTAGTTATTTTTTCTAATCCGTAAGACTCTAAAGCAGCGGTAGCTGTAGCTATAGCAAAAGACATCATTTTTCTATCCTCCTCTGGAAGATCTAAACCTTCCATTGAGTCATAAGTATTAGAGTAAGACATACCCCAAAAATAAGCAGCACCAGCAGTTGCGCCACCAGTAGCAACACCAGCAGCGATAGCTGGAGTCATTTGAGTTAAAGCAACTAAAGTACTCGTTACTAAGCTTCTATCTTCCGAAGCTGTAAATTCAGAAGTTGTGGTTGTGAATAACTCGGCTACAGAATCTTTAGCAGCTTGACGCTCTCTAGTCGTAACATTGTTTCCAACTGCCTGATAAATACCAAGGCCAGAATCGATAATTGCATCGGTTAGCGATCTACCTATAGCTCCAGCAACAGTACCTGTTTTCTCTTTTACTAGCTTTTCAGATATAGTTGAAGCAGCTTGAGATTGAATTAAATAATCAACATTTTTTGCGTCTTTTTCTGACTGGTCATATGACTGCTTTAATTCTTTAGCTTTTTCTTTTAATTGATTTTCTTTTATAGTTATCTCTTCTTGAGAGTAGTTATCATAGTTAGCCTCAAAGTCTGCTTTATCGTTTTCATACTGAGTAATAAGTCTTTGAGTATACTTATCTCTTAAGTTAATATCTTTTATTTCGTTATCAACATAAACCTTATTAACTTTATTCTGAGATGATATAGACTTTGCTGTTAAATCTCCACTTATTACCTTTTCCGATCCATATACAGTAGCTTTTCTAGCTTTTTTAGCTTGAATTTCATCCATGTTAAGCCCCGTCTCTTTCTCAAGATTTCTTAGCTTAACTTGTTTTTCTGCTTGCTGGAATTCAGTAACAAATCCTTGATCTATTTTAGGCACGTTCATTATCGGACTCTGAAGTGTACCGTCAGCATTCCTTTGAACTCTGTCTGGTTCGTTATATATTCCTTTAGATAAAATACCCGTAGCCTTCTTTTCGAATGCTTGTTCTTTTTCTTTTTGAGGTGTTAATGCGTTCTCAGACAAATATGCTTTAAGTCTAGCTGCGTTATGCGCGTCCTTAGCACCATCCCAAGAGTCCATGTCTATTGTAATTTCTGGTACTCCTTCTATAGATGAAGTGACAATCATTTGATCTCCAAGACCCTCTCTAAAGCTAAATCCTAGTGATTTATATTTATTATTAAGCATTGGAACAGCATCACCTTCGTCTCCTCCAATTAAGTCAGAGTTAATATCTTTGAATCCAATCTTGCTATATTCCTCTAGTGTCTTAGCGACATCAAGGTTTACATTCTGTTTGAACTGACCATTTAATGCTTTGATTGATGATTCGCTTTTTACTGTAGACCAGTCGGAGTATTCTCCTTTTTCGTTTGGTACACTTCTCTGCCATAGTCCGTCAACAACACGGTACTTGTTTTCTTCTTTAGTAGGAAATCCAGTGAATACCTTAGCTTTGCTTAGGTCTTTATATTTTTCAGTTTCCTTAGCATTTATAGCTTGAGCGCCTTCAATATTGTCAGGTAATAGCAACGGCTTATACTGTGCCTTATTCGGCATGTTGTAAGCAGTTAAGTCTGCGTCATAATTAGCTTGACTCTCTAATACTTTTACACGTTTAGCAACGTCACCTTGCGCAAGTGGTTGGAATTTAGTTCCACCAGTCGGGTCAATATACCACTGCCCGTTTTCTTTTTTATAGTTTGCCTTTAAGTTACCTTGGTACTTATAGATTCCGTCTTGTTTTAACGAACCCGATGACTGTTTTTGAGGAGTCTCTGTAGTACCCGAAGAACCAACCGAAGGCTTTGATACCTGTGTAGGAACTTTTTTTTTTGGAGTACTAAATTTGAATTCAGGAAACTTAGCAAAAACTTCATCTTCATTTTTGTATTTTCCACTATTAGATGTAGCCACAAAATCTCTTAATACAGTAATGTCATATCCTTTTAATTCAGGGAACTTAGACATAACTTCTCCTTCTGTTTTGTAATTACCGCTATTAGATGTAGCTACAAAATCTCTCAATGATTGTTTTAAATCTGGCATACTATATTTATTTCCTTCTGTTATAATTGTATTATTAAGTTCTTGGTTTACCTCCAGACACAGCTGTTTGAATTACCCCGTTAGCTGATCCTTTCGGACTGCTTTTAGATAATCCTTGAAATCCGATGCGTTTCTTTTCCCATTTAGTATCTGTTTTAGTCGTCCCTTTTCCTTCAGTCTCTTGACCTATCATAGTCCATGCCTGTTTTCCATGCACCATTGGATTGCCTTCGGTATAAATTTCCTCACCATTTACCCTTTTAGCTATATATCCTTTTCCATTTTCATTCTTTTCGAATATAATTGCTCCACCTGTAGCTGCTGTTAGATTATTAGCGTATAAATCTCTGTCTCTATTTGGCGCATTAAAAGCATCCCATGTTAATCTCCATAGAGAATTATCTCTCTCTTCTTGTTGCTGTATTCCAAGACTTTGATTAGCGGTAAGTCCTCCATCCCCTGATCCAGAGCTAGGAGCATAATCAACTTCACGACCAAATCTTATTTCAATTTCTCTTCCAACTATATCCTTTGCTTTTTTTAATTGATCATCAGTTAGCTTGGCTGTAGTATATCCATTTTTATCTTGCTCCATTAAAACTAAATCAGCTTCAGTAGCATTTGGATTAGATTGTCTCAATTGAGCTAAAGCACGTTCTTTATCTGCATCACCAAAGTAGAATCCACTAGCCCCGTGATCAACTAATACAGATGCAATACTTCTATTATCTGATAATATAGTATTTGTTAATCTTTGTTTTTCAGCATTAAATAACTCAGGTTTAAGTCTAATGTCAGTTACGCTGTATTGTTTATTTTTCTCCCATCCTTTTACACCAACATCAACCATTCCAGTTAAATCAACCTTATCAAACTTAGTGTTCATTAAATTATTAAGGGCTCTTATGTCTTGATACGCAATAGGTTTCTGTTCATTATTAAAAACAGCTACAGATACAGCTCCATTATCATCGAAAGCAAATGCTTTATTATCAAGGTCATTCAATCTACCGAAGTAATCAATAATACCCATTTCGATTTCAGATGCATCACCTGACTCTTGTCTAGCTAACGCCTCTGAATATTTTCCATCTACTCCTTTAATATATTCAGCTGTATCTTTCCAATTACTTTGAACATTAGCCATGGCAGCTTTATACTGAGATCTGGATATTCTACCATTTTGCATATCATTATACAATTGGTTTATCTTAGAACGACCAGCACTTGCTCCATTAACAACTAAGTTATTTACAGTTTGATTTGTTAAGTTAAGATCTTTCTCAACCTCAGCTTCAGCACTTTTCTTAAACTGCTCGTTTTCGGTTCTACGTAATTGACGCATACCAGATGCAACAGCTAGACCAGAAGTTAAACTAGCAGCAGCCTTGGACCAGTCCATTAACTGACCATCTTCACCACGATTGGATACGTATAAATCTAATTCATTTATTCTTGAAACCATTACTTAGCGTATTTACGGTATTTCAATTTACTTGGATATAGCCTAGCTAGGAATGCTCCTTGTTCATTTGGATCTGTCAACTTATCAAAGTCAGCTTTCTCTACTGCATTTAATTTCTCAATGTCAGTATAGTCAAACTTCTCAATAGCCCCTAGCGATCCAGCTGCTGTACCTAACGCAGCAAACGCACTCTGTAACGCTTGGTTACCTGCTAATTCAGCGTCAGCCATTTGTTCAGCCGCAGCCCTTGCCTCAGCAGCACCAATCTTAAAGTCACGTTCAGCACCTCTAGCATTTATACCAGCTTGAGCTTCAGCTTGAGTCATGTCACGTTGGTATCTCATTTGATCCAAGTTGGCAGCAACATCTAGCTCAGCTCCACGTAGTCCTTGGTTAAGTGCCGTAACACCACCAATAACTCCTTCAGCTCCCGCACCTTGAAGTGCCGCTAATGTATCTGCGCCTTGTTGGCTAATTTGTTCCATAGCCATTTTAGACCCTAGTGTTGGAGTCTGTACTGCTGCAAATGGATTTTGTTCTTGTATTGCTTTAAGCCTATTAAGAGCTAACTCTCTAGATTTCGCAGCTTCCTTGGATAATTTTTGTTGCTGTGCATACTGAACTAAACTAGCTCCAGCTGATAAACCTCCTATTACTGCGCTTGTAATTGCTGCCATATTAAATATTTATGAACTTCAAAGTTACGAAAAATTATAGTACTTTAATCATCTCGGTGCATTTGTGGCTACCTATAATGAATTCACACTCACTAAAACTATTGATTAAACTTTGTGATTTTAATGAAGTGTATGCTACTTTTACTCCTATTCGTTTTGCCAGTATGGATAATTCATTAATAAGAAAAGCTATAGCTTCCTTTCTATTTTCCTTCACCTCTGGATTGCTTACAATAAACTCAATCCAACACATACTGCTATTTGTAAAGTAAATGAATCCAGCGCAGATGTCCACGCCATCCTTCGATACCATTATACCGCCTTTACCATTGTGAGGTAACGCATCTTTCGGTGGGGCAGAAAATCTCCACCACTTCCACCATTTACATAACGTATCGTAATCTAAATCTTCTAATAATCTAAACTCCATAACACAAAGTTACGGAAAAGACTTGAAAACAGATGATTCTACAGCAAATAATTCTATATAATTTGTGTTTGTAACGTCAGACTCTAGCTCTAGGTTTAGATAGAACCCTCTCATTCCATATGATTCAGCAGTTTTATTCTTAGCTACTACAATGAAATCACCTGGCACAACTATTCCTCCTGATAACGTAACTGTATTTGCCGTGTATGAAACAACATTGCCTACGTATACAAATGCGTTAGCTACAATTTTATAAATTCGATCACCAATAGCAAGTGTACTTAAGTCGATACTTACGGAGAACGTTATTATAGGTGACGTAAATGAAAGCACCGTACCTAGACCCATTGTTGAACGTAACTTTGCGTCGTAGTCGTTTATAACCAAGCTATCTATTCTTCTTAAGTAAGATACGAAATCTTTCTCTTTACTTACGAAAGTCGAACTCGGATTGTAACCTTGTCCCATGTCGGTCTCGTAAGAAGCATTCCAAGCAAAGTTACTATCTAAAGCTAAAGTCTTGAACATCTTAGTGTCAGTAGGAGCATCGTTAAGAACTGTCTTAATTTTAGAAGTATAGTTAACTCCATAGAACTGGTTTCTACTTTGATTCGTTCCGTGCGAATAAATCTCACCGTTCTTAAATGTGTATAACTTGCTCTTAAACCCAATCATAAAATCTGGGTAGTAAGAATATCTAGATACCCACCCTGGTGTACCTCCTTCTTTTCCGTTATCGAATACTAGTGTTTCTAACATGTGTGAGTTGCTATTACTGTTCCATATTCATCTACTTGAACTGAGTAAGTAGACGCGTCAATATTATACCAAAGTTTACCACCGTTAAATGTAGTAGTTCCCTTCATGTCTACAAAGATAGTGTCATTTACGTCAGGAATTAAAGCTGTTGGACTATTGTGATACAACAAGTCGTAACGTGGTGTCAATGAACAAGCTAAAGCTCCAGTCTCCATAAAGTCGTTTACATCAATAGCAAACGGAGTCATGTTGATTTCTGACTCAACTATAATACTAAACGTATACTCTAAAGAATCTCCAACACAGTTAGCTGCAATTAACGTGATATCGTAAATACCAGTTGTCGCTGGCTGACCACTTAAGATACCGTTAGAGAACGTAATGCCGTTTGGAAGTCCTGCTTGTTGATATAATCCTACTAGCTCAATAGATCCTGTTCCTGTAACTAATACGGGTAAAGCAGCTCCATATACCGTTTGCGTTTCTAATGCGCTTACAGTTACTCTCTGAGCGTTTGAGTTAACGTCAGTGTACGTGAAGATAGCTCCCTTTTCGTTTCCGCTTAGCAAGTATTCGTTGAACGGTGTTACTATACTCCACGTAGTTGGATTATTTTCAGCTTCAATAGTCAGGTTCAGTCTTTGGTTTTGAACTATCGTAACGTCGCCCTGTGTAATTACAGGTCCTAGTGTTTCAGTACAAGCCACTGTGCCTCTATTTATAACATTGCCCTCCGCATCCAACTGAACGTAAATTGCAGTTGGGCTAGGTACAGTCATAAGTGTTGGGCTAACAACGTGATATGAATTAGCTCCGTCGTATAGTTGAGTTCCAGTTGAATTTGTAAATACAATATCTCCCGCTTGTGGTATAGAAGCTGACCCATTATGCCACACATTATTGTTAATCGCGATTTGCGATCCTACGTTGCTTATAGTTCCGTCTTCGTCACATATAAAGAACCTTGTGAGTCCTGGGAATGTTGGTGTAGAGGTAAATGTCATTGATAGCGCGTTTGTGTTAGAAAACACGAGTTTAGCTTCATTCAGTTCTCCAGAGAACTTAAAAAATCTTAGGTTACCAGAAGTAGAACTAACCGACACGCCTGAGTCGTCAACTATGTCACCGTTGTAGAACAACACAACTCTACCTCCAGGATTATTGATTGAGTAAGCCACGTTAACGTTTCCTACCGCATCTGTAAGTGGAATATTGATTACCTTGTTTTCTATAGATGAAGAACCGTAAGTAATTGTATCACCAAGTTCAACTATATTTGTATAGTCAAACATAAGGTAAAGTACAGCAAAGTTGTTTGGATTAGAAAACACAAAAGAACCTTGGAGTCTATCTCCAATGACGCTTAAGGATATTTCTGTTCCTTGACCTATTATCTCTTCTCTGTTTAATCCAGTTGAGTTAGATACTAAGTAGTAACACTTGTTGTTTAAGTTTACGTCAATCTGATCAGCAAATACTGTAACGGTATCTCCTTCAGCTGGGTATATATCACTTCCACCTGCACCAGAATTTGATTCATACAAAGTTTCTCCGTTGTCGTTTCTTTCTGCTGTGAAAGTATATTCAATACTAGTTCCGTGCTTATAACTTTCTGATAATTTCATTGTCTCCTATGTTATTATAAATTACATTTACTATGTTAATGAACCTTCCGTTTGTCTGTGTAAGTGTAAAGCTATAGCTTACTCCACAAGCTAGGACGGTAACTCCTATTTGTCTAGGAAGTCCAGTATTGTTAGCTAGTATGTTTCCTCTAATTTGTCTGTCTCCAAACCCAGATGTCTGACTAAGTGTCAACCAAGAAGTCCCAAATCCTAAGTCTGCTAGTTGAAGAACCCATCCTAGCGTTGCGCTAATATAAAATAAATTTACATTACTTGCAGCTGTTCTGATTACTGTTCTAGTAGGTGGACTTACCTTAACGTTACATGGTAAAACTGTCTCTTCGTTAGTTGTAAGAACATAAACTCTTTGAAACGGATCGTATGCACCAATCTTTTGATTGTTTAAGTTGGCTTCAAATAAATCTCTGAAGTAGAACTCCATACCAAGTGAAGAAGCTTCGTTTATTGTAGCTCCGTTAAGTTGTAGAACTACACCACGGTACGCGTCTGTAAAGAATATATCGTCACCCCAAGCTGCGAAACTCTCTGGATTATTCGAAATACCATACTCGTAAGGATATGCAATCTGAGTCCCAAGTACTTCAGGAATAGATACAATTGAACCTCCCCCAACTGAGTCTGATATTAAGTTTTTACCGAATAAAACAGAACTAACTTTATTCTCTTGGAATGTAAGTAAGTCAGTATCACGAGCGTATATCTTCTCAATAGAACCAAACGATTTGTCAAGGTACTTGAAGTTAGCTATACTTAAGTTAAACTCATTCAATCTATTGATTGATGTAGTCTCTCTGTACACACCACTGTAAGTAAGTGCCTCTCTGTTATGACGCTCTTCGTAATCCTCAATAACTGAAGTAGCTCTAGGAGAGTACTCTAAAGTTGATTGGTTGAAGTCATCCTTGATTCGGTTTGACTCCTGACCGTTACCCCAAGTATATGCATTGTAATTGCTATTCTTATTCTTAGGATTATTTATTATAACTACAGCAGGACTAGTCGTTGTATTCAATTGGTTTGTGTCAATAGAATTGTGAGCCACTTGCCCTGGAGTAACAGGACCTGATCCTGGGAACGGAGCGCTAAGAACTATCGTGTACATATCTGGCACACTAAGAACTGTGAATGATCCGTTTAATGCAGGTACAGAAGTAGTAACGTAAACAGTCTCACCTACCTCAAAGTCGTGTGGGTAGTTTGGAGTTAGCTGTCTAAGTGCGGTCTTGCCGTTTAATGTAGCATTAGACGATATAAAGAAAGTGTAGTCCTCGTAGTCCCACTTAACTCTGTGGTTACCTCCTTCAACTTTATATGTTCTAGTTAACTCATGGAATACTTCTAAGTCATTTTGCTTAGGCACAGTTTCCACTACCGTAGGTGAATCTTGTTGTTGTATTTTAAATGCTACCTTAATGTGGTTTTGATTATTTATATTTTCACTTTTACCAAACCCAGCTACAAACATTCTAACAGGATAAGCCATTGTTGTAGCGTTTGCTACAAATCCTTGGTTTACTGTATTTGATAAATCAGATCCATTATTAGAACCACTTGCCATTTGATATGTAGCTCCTCTTCTAAATGAGACCCTGTTTGCTCCTACATTATTACCACTTAAGTCATGTTGAATAAATGTTTGGTAAGCTCCAGATTCAACAAACCATTCTTCAATATTAGCGTATGTTCTGTCTGATGGGGGGAATATTTGTTGTTGAATATAAGCGCCTGAATTATATCTATCCTCAACTATCTGTAAAGTTATTACAGCGCCAACGTTTATTGTTCTGTCAGTTTCAATAGCATTATTTGGAGACCATAATGTTCCAGGAATAATAGCATATCCTCCTACTGAATCATAATTCAGCGCTGACATATTAGCTATTCCTATACCACCGAAATAATTACTTGAAGGAATAGTTCCTTGACCTGTATAAACAGGACCTCTACAACTAATCTTCCATCTATCTCCTACAATAAGTCCTGTAGATGTGGAAAATGTTATATTCATAACAGCTATACCAGCTGCGTTTAATATTGGATTCCCTGCGTTTGCTATAATTGGAACGTTTTGCTGTATAAAAGGACCAGTACCATTTATGTTTGTTGTATATCTAAATGTAGTAGGAGAATCTATTTCAATAGTATATCTAGCATCAACATTACCTAGGTACTGATTATTCGATAAAGCACCCCCTGATATTGTTAAAACAGATCCATTTCCATTACCGTAAAATATAGGATTATCAGCACACTTAATAGGATTGTTTAGTGGGCTAACTGGAATTTCTCCAACTGGAGCATTTAATCCTAACCCTAATAATCCTGTAACTGGAGCGCCTATAGTAGTACTTACACCTTCGCCTACATATAAATAATTATATAACGCACTAGGATCAAAATCATTAGCGTTATCTACTTTAATCTTTAAGTAAAGTCCAGCGTATTCACTAACCGCATTTGAAGAAATAAAGTCAGCTTCTTTTAACGCAATCTCTAATACTTTATATTGCTTGTTGTTGTTTGTAATTCCGTTTGCGTCAGCTTTAAATGTAATGTATTCACCTACAGATACCTTGTCTCTGTCTGACTCATTTATCAAAAAGTAACGATAGTTACCATCTTTGTAGAATAGTATAGGGAATAAGTTATAGTACCCATCTCTTGACTGCTTAATAACCAAACGCCAGTTAGTCGCCCAAACTGGAGGATTACTATTGATTGTTACTCTGATACTGTTTGCTGTAGCTGAGTTTGTAGGTGGAATATATATCGTATTGCTTGGAGCATCCATAACAGTCGACATTCTACCATATTCATCTGTATATACAATACCAATCTCGTAGTCTCTATTCGATCTTAATGTGTTTAACGGATTAGTAGTTGTAGGTAAGTTACCGTCTATGTTAGATATTACAGATAGCTTAAACCTAGCGTCTGAAACATCATAAAACTCAGTGTAGTTACCAAATACCAATCGACTGCCTACAATGTCCTGAGCTTTAGCTGTAAGTGGTACGTTGTCGAATAGTCTTCCTATCTGATCCGAAGGTAGCGTAGAGTAAGTCTTGTTGTTGCTAAACTTACTAAACGTATACGAAACTTCGTTTGATAAATTCAATTCTTCTTTATTGAAGCTTCCAACTATAAAGATATTCTTGCTAGTTGAGTCAAGCATAACCAACTGAATGTCTGTCACGAACTGATTTCCAGTCTCAAACGAAACATCTACGTAGTTATACTTATTTTGCATTGATACATTGTACCCAACTTGTGGATCTACATTGTAATTACCTGGAGCAAATGCAGCAGGTGTAAATGGACTAAGCGAGCTGTACTCGTTGTCAATGTATTTGAATCTGTACGCGAAGTACAAAAACTTATCTGACATGTTGTTAGACTGAGTACCGTCGTTGCCCATAGCGATGTATGGTGCAATAAGCGGTGGTCTAAGCACCACGTTAATATCAATATCTATTCTTGGATCGTTTACCGTGTAAGTTCTTACACGAGAAATATTCATTTTTCTAGGAGGATTTAATGCGTCAGTAAAGAACAACAAACCATTAATGTAGTTTATACCCGTCACTAAGTAACCTAAATCAAATCCTAACTGAGTAACTCCTCCGATTCTGTTTGACTGAATTATTCTAGATACAGTTCCACTAATTGTGTTTAGCTCTAAAACTGCGTCACACTCATCTGATGATAACAACCAGTAAATACAATCGATGTCTTCAACTGAAATTGCGCCAATTGCTCTTGCGTTTGTTAGTCCAGCAGGAAATCCTAAAACAGAAGCAGTATTGCCAATCTTGGTGTTACCTAATATATTTTGAACTGAACCTACGTCTGAATTTTTAGATGAACCTGCGATAATATTTAACGCGTCAATGTACTTACCGTTAGGTATTACACGCTCATCAAGATCTTTATCCATCACCCCAGCGGTGAAATTTCTTGAAATATCCATTATTTAATCCATTTAGATTGATTTCTTAATACCATCAATAAACGCGATGGATGTAAATTGCTCAGACGAATCTTAGCATTACGCAACTTAGCTGTCTTTTCTTTACGCGCTCTACTTACAACGTACTCCTGAACACCAAACTTGTTATCAAGTATTGCCCACTTCATGTACGAATAAACAGCGTCTTCAGCTAATTTATTTATAGAAATCTCTCCATCGTCTCCATTTTCCATACCGTCAGATATGTACTCAAGAACTACGTTTTCATCTGGTATTTGTGAACTGAAGTTAATAACTCCACTTTTATTGTCTATTCTGAATGTAACGTTTCCGTTAGATGTCTCAGGATCAGCTCCAAATCTTCCACCTACTTGGCGAGAGAAATACCAATCCCCATCAACAAACCAACCGTACTGACCGTTATACTTTCCGTCGCCAAGGTAAATTCTTTGAGTTTGACCTAGCAATCTATCCATGTCTAACTGAGAAGCAGTCTCGATAACGTTACCAGCAATATCAAATACAATATCAAGGTTATTATCCTGCAAGTACGAGTTAGCGTAGTTTGTCTGTTTGTTTTCAATCATAGGAAACAGAACTCCATCTTTCTCAAAACTAATACGAACATAGTTCACATAGTCAGGAGGAAGAATCATCTGAAGCGTATCATTGATTGTAAGCTCAAGAACCTTTACGTTACGTAACGCATCGTAGTTCAGCTCTTGGATAGCTCTCTTTGCATGAAACAAAATGTTATATCTATCAACGTTGTTAATAAGCTTATCGTTACCAACATACATCAACTCAAAATTTGTAACTATATCCTTTAGTGATACGTATTGATACGAACCCCAATTTGCATTGGTAGGAATGTTACCTCCATTCTGGTAGTACTGAAAATCTGTTATATATCCCATTATTGTTCTTGCTTATCTTGTATTTCTTCTGACTTAGCCATTTGAACTACTTCATTTTCTCTAATTGAAACGCCAGCTAGTTGCAGTATTCTTGTAATTAAGTTCATCTCATCACTTTTAGGTAACTCAAAGTCCTGGTAGTCATTCGCATTACTATCAAAGAATGGAGCGTCATTTACCATTATGTATGTCCACTTTGGATCAACAGGGTATCGTAAGTAATTTGCTGTAACTAACGTAGTAATAGTTGATGGATAAACGGTTAAGTTGTTAGCACTTAGCGTGTAAGATGGATATAAAACAGACGGAGATGTTAGTGGAGATCCAAGTAAATATAGAATCTTTCCGTGCGTAACCTTCTCAATCTCAACGTTTCCGTTGTATGTTAAACGCTCCATCTTAAATAAGTCAGCTGGCTTAGGAAATGTAAGCGTCAGTGGATCGTACACCAATGGTTCGGCAGGAACGTTAAATATATCAATTACACCTTCAATTCTTTTCTTAATGTCAGCGTACTCACTTCCATAAATTCTAGCATTCGTCTTTTGAACAGCCATTGCATAGCTAGTGAAGTACTCTTCGAATATATCACGTTGCGCTTGAATTGCATAATTATTGAACTCATCTGGAGTTACATATCCATTGTTGTCCTTATTGATTATGTCAAGTACAGTATTTCTTACACTATTAATCATAATACAAAGATAAAACAAAAAAAGTAAAAAAAGCCCATGAACTAAATCACGGGCTTTCAAAGTTATATAAAAATATGTTATTCTAACACTTTAGTCAACTGAACATAAAGGTCTTTTCCTTCATTTGATTCAAGGTATGACTCTAAAGCAGTGTAAGCATCCATATCCATAGGAACGACCATTAATCGTTTTCTGTTCTCAGGGAAGTTGTTGTAAATTTCTTTACCACCGTTTCTTAATGATAACCAACCAGCAGAAATTGCTCTACGAGCTAAGTTTTGTTTTTCTAAAGATGGGTCATCGAATAAGTCCAATACTGACATCGGGTCACGTTGTGCATATTTCATCATGTCACGACGAATCTCGTTGCTTGTCATGTTGTCAACTTTATCTCCAATCAATACACGAGCAACTGATTCTAAAACATTGATATCGCTATCTCTTGTTTTAACTAGTGCGTCTGTAGCAACCTTCAACATATCAACTTCTTCTTCAGCAATTTTCTCGTGGTTTAACTCCATGAACTTCTCTCCATTTGCTGGGTGAACGTCCATAAATCTTTTTAAACCAATCTCGAATTCTTGTACGATTAATACACCATCTTTGAATTCAATTGGCTCAAGGATAACCTCTCCCTCTTGCTCATCAACGAATGGTGACTCATGATTTCTTGCGTAACGAATAGCTCGGTATTTACCTTTTTCGTCTTGTGCGATTAAACGCGTTCTTGTTGTATCTCTTGATGCTAAGATAAAGCTCATTGGCTTTGCATCACCTTTTAAGACATAGATTGTCTCTGACTTATTTGTTTTCATTTGATATAATTTAAAATTAAATAAAAAGAGAGGGACACTTAAGCCCCTCTCTAGTTTTTATATTATGCGTTGAAAATAACGAAGTTATTAGCACCCATTGTACAAAGAGCACGCTCTGACAAGAAGTTAACTTGCATTGCATCCAAATCACTAGTTTGTGCACCACCAGCTGAACCTGTCATCCAAGTTTTGTAACGACGGTTTTCTGTTTCAGAAGCACGGTAACGAACGTGTAAGAACGGACGTTTAGCGTTTTGACCTAATACTTGATCATAAACGGTCATTGTTCCAGCAGGAACTAATACACCATTTACAGCACCACCTGTGATACCACCACGCAATGTAGCGTCGTTTAAGTATTTCCAGTCAGTTTTGTAGAATTCGTATCCACGTTTGAATCCTTTGAATCCTAAGTTCAATGCCATGTTCTCATCGTTATCGAATAAACCGTAAGAAGTACCGTTTACACCATAAGAGTTTTGAGCAGCTAACATATCGTCGATGTCAAAAGAGAACTGACGGTTAACGAACAATACATTCTCTTGGATTGAACCTTGTTTGTCCAAACGTTGGATGATTGTATCCCAGTCAGTCAATGCAGTTGGATTACCACCAGACCAAACGTTACCTTTAGTATTGATCGCTTCGAACAAACCTTCAGTACCTTTGTTACCAGCGTCACCAGCTACAGCGATTGCACCTGAACCTGTCTCAGCAGGAACACCTTCAATCATTGCCATCTCTAAGTAATCATCGTAACGTAAACGAGTTTCGTGCTCAGACTTCAAATACCACAAGAATCCAGATGCACCATTTTCTGTAGTTACCTCAACCCATCCGATTTGTGCCATATCAGAACCTGATACTTCATACTTATCTTTGATGATGATTGGAGATACCTCACGAATTGATGGATCAGCCTCTAAAGACCCGTTCATTCCGTTTGAACCTTTTTTGAACTCAGAACCGTAAACGAATGCAGTTGACGTAGCAGCAGCAGCGATAGTTTGACCTCCAGCAGCATAGTAAGCTACAGTAAATGTCAATCCTGATACAGCTGTAATGATAGCTTTGTCAGATGCAGTACCAGCGTTAGCTGATAAGAATACAGTTTGTCCAACTCGGAAGTTACAAGCTGTAATACCAGCGTCAGCAACAGTCCAAGTAGCAGTGTCAGCTCCAGCTACCGCAGCAGTTGTAACAGATACATACTTAGTGTGTAAACGTCCTTGCTCTTCCCATTTGATCAAATCTGATGTAGATGGTAACTCAGCACTTACTTGACGTAAGAAAGAGTTAATTGAGCGGTTACCGTACTTTTCGAATTCTTTTTCGTAAGTATCAGGTAAGTACTGATTCAAAAAGTCGAAGTCAGTAATGTAATTTGTAGGCAATGTTGCCTTTGATGCAGATGGTTGTAAAAATACCCCACCAGCTTGTAATGTACCAGCCATGTTTTCTTAATTTTAGCTTTTCTTAATAATTAACCTGTTTCCTCGTTCTGCGTCAACAGCCTTAATACTAAACCCTCCGTTCTGCACAATCTGAGGTGTATTGCGAGACATGTCAATGTTTTTAGAACTAGCCTCTAGTTCTTTGGCATTGTCTGCTTTACCCTGGTCATACGCAAATTTAAAAAATTTGTCTGGGTCTAATGCTACGGCAATTGAGCGATGATAAGCTTCAGCGTCTTTAAGTTTACCGTCTGCATCCAAAAACTTATTAATAAAGTTTAGTACGCTTGACTGTTCAACCTTAATTTCTCCTGTCTCCTTCGGCTTGTAAACAATCTTGTTACCATCTTCAGTTTTAAATCCGAAACCTTCGAAATCTGAAGAGAATAACTCATCTGTTTTTTGCTGAAAGTACTGAGCTTTCTGTTGCTGTTCTTCGCCTTGCTTCGTCGAAGTTTCTTTAGCTTTTCTAAATTCTTCCCAAGCACTCTTCTCTTCTTGTGGAACATCAAGTCCTCTTGACTCAAGAGGGGCTTTGTACTGTTCCTTCAAAGCATTAAGTTCTTTGGTAGCTTTAGCAAGCTCTTTTTTCTTTGCCCGTTCTTTCTTAGAGATGTCAGCTTCGTCTGCATATTCATCATATCCAAACTTATCATTAATCTCTTCCATTAACTCTTGACGAGTCAACTCTGGATTCTCGTTTGAATACCAATCTAAAAGAACCTGGTCTGGATCCATGGAAGCGTAGTCCTTGTTTAACTTCATAAAGTCATCCAATCCTCTTCCTGTCTCCTTTTTATATTTCTGAAATGCAGCTACGTCTTCATCTAACTCTTTTTCAATTACCTTTGGCTCTTGAAATAAGTCGTCAAAAGACTCAACTTGCTTTCCGTATTTCTTTTCAAAGAACGACTTTACTTTTTCTTCATCAATCTCAATATCGATTGGATCAATGATTTTTTCTTCTTCATCTAGCTTAACTTCTTCTACTACTTCAGGAACGATAACATCTTCACCTGCCGCAGCTAATAACTCAGCTTCTCTTACTTGTAGTGGCTTTTGTTCAGCATCTTCTACAAGTCTTACTTTGAATTCACTCATTTGATTTAATTTTTACAAAATTAGTAATTTTTATTAATTTTTATTTCAGTGCATTATACCAACAAATACCCATTTGATATAAAAAACACTATGCTCCACTTTACGCGGTTACTCCAATAACTTCCGCTCATTTTGCCTTTTGCAATATTCTTTGCGTGACGCGCTTTGAACGACGCTCTTCTGTTTTTAGCAGCTTCAGACTCACCTTCCTTTTTAGGGCTCCCACTTACGCCTTGCTGTCCAAATCGAATGATTTTTTCTTTACCATTCTCACATGCCTTAACAACATGTGACTTAGTAGGATGCCCAGAAGTTCTCTTTGGCGTGTTGCACTTCATCTCTGATTTCTTAATCATATCTAGTTATTTTGGTTCGTAAGACTCCATATCGAAATCACCCAAGTCATCTAGGCTACTTTCGAAGTCAACTGGAGGTAAATTATTTTTACGCTGATCAATTAGTTTAGACTGAGCTGAAGCCTGCTTCAATACTCTTTCGTCCTTGGCTCTCTCAGCTTTATCTGTTTTCTGTAAAATAGTGTCAGCTTCCATGCCTCTTAACTCCATGTTGATTTGGAATTCTTTATCCATCAACTGAGATTTAAGAGCAGCCTCAACTTGAAGTTGCTTGATAGCCAAGTCAGACTCAGTTTGTCTAACAGCAATTTTAGCTTGTGCCTCAGCTTGAATAGCCTGCATCTTAGCTTCAGCAGCCATAGCTTGAGACTCTTGGTTAAGTTGTCCTTGCATTTGCATTTGAACATCCTCGCGCTCTTGCTTATCTTTCTGACGTTTCTTACGCTTAACCTTTAACATCTCGTTAGCTAACTTCACGTTTCTAACAGTTCGAATATCGATAGCATCTTCTAAATCAATAGATCCTGTTTGAAGCGACATCTGAATGTTTTGCTCAAGCATAGCTTTTTGCTCTTCATCTGGAGATAGCTCAATAAAGATACCAAAGTTGTATAAGTATAAGTCTTTAATCTCGTCAAGTATCTTCATGTTGTACTTCCCAATTTTCATTGCGAAATCTTCTGCCATGTCAGAGTACTGAAGAATATCAGATATACGTAACGATGTGCACTCAGCCATCGTCTTAGTAATGTACATGCTAGCGTCTAGTATGTGACGTGTAGCTACGTTACTGTTAAGTGCAGCAAGTTTCTGTAATCCAACTAACGCATCAGGATCTGGAGTTGATCCATCTCTAGCTTCGTTAAGTCCAGTTACGTCACGTAACATATTCAAGTTATGGTTGTAGTCAGCAACAAGAGACTGCATCTTCTCGTAAGAAGAGCTTGTGTTTAACTGCTGAATTGGAATTCTAGCGTTGTTAAATTCTCCATCTTGCGTGAAGCTACGTCCAATAACCGACCCCGTTTGGAAGTATAGTCTTAATGCATCCTCTGGAGTATAAGCAGCTCCTGTACCTAAGTCTACTTCATTAATACCATCAGCATCAATAAATATACCGTCAGGAACAATACGCGACTTAACTTGCTGTAACTTCAAGTGAGTCATCTGAATCTGATCAGCAAAAGGAATCATACGTCTAACTAAAGACTCGATAACACCTTTGTACATTCTAGGAGCACATGACACATAGTTTGGGTAAGCATGTTGCATGGAAGACTTTTCTCTTACCATGTTCTTAGCCATTTCCCACTTAATCATTTTTTGAGTACCCATAATCATGATACCCTCGTACCAAACGTCTTTCTTTACTCCGATTTTCTCAAAGTTTTCGTTTGGCTCAGGATTGAATGATGAATCTTTTTTGATCACCTTCTCTCCACCTGTTGACATTTTCTTTTTCTTATATACAAAATCTTTAGTTGTTTTGTAGTTAAAGTAAAGTAATGTAATAATATCTTTTTGGAATACATCATATCTACGCATAGAAGGATAGTTCTCCGACCAAGCAGCAGACATGCTACGTATTTCTTCTAGTTCTTTATCTGTTAAATCTGGATTGATTTTAAGTAACTCATTGATATGAACCATCTTAACTTCACCCCAGTAGAAACAATCTTCAAAGTAAGGATCTTCAGTGTAACTGTAAACAACGTTAGCTGGGTCAACGTAACGTAATCTTACGCCATCTCCCTTTAAAAACTCATGCTTACCAATACCAATTCCTAGTACAGTGATGTCGTAGTTTATTCTGTCTCTGATTTCATCATACTTATTCTCAAGCATAATAGTATCAATAGCAACTTCTTCAGCAATCTCGATAGCAGGCTTGTAATTCAACTGCATGTATAAAGATAACTCATCGTCGTCCTCTGGTAACTTTTCAGGGTCAACATTAAACGCGTCAATACCGAACTGTTCTTTTGTTTGGTTCAAGAAATCTTTAGCGATCATGTCAGCCTCAATCATATCTTGAAACTCGTTTCTCTTTTCTGCGGACATAATGTCTTGTGAAAACGCTTTGATCGACATCTCTCTGTCTCTCATTCCGTTAACAACGATATCTACAAACTTAGGTATGATCGGTACTGGAGTAAAGTCCAAGTTTAAGTGAGATAAGTCGCCATCCGTTGACATCTCGTTTTTATACTTAGATATAGGTTGTTCTGCACGAGCGTATAATCTCCTTTTATGGAATTCTGCCCATTGGTCGTAAAATCTAGCACTTCCGCCTCTTCTATCGAACCATTCGTAAGAAATTGCGTTACCAACTTGTCTACCATACTCCATCGTTTCTTTCTGAACATCAGGGACAAGCTCGGATGGGAACGCTTGATACGGAATCTTTACCTCTATACTCATTTACTTAATCTTTCAATTTTCAAAATTACGATTAATTTCTGACAATTTTACTCGTTGTGCCTGTATTGTCATATCTTGGAAACCTAATAGTTAGTTTTGGTTTCTCTGCTTTTGACACAAATGCATGCCTGTTTGTAGCCATAATTGCTAGACCACTACTAATCGAAGCATCGTGTTTGGTTCTGTTGTTAATATCAAACCTCGCCCAGTCCTCTAAAGTACGCGCGAAGTACATCTGTCCCATTTCCTCTGGATCACGGTACGTGCCCTCTGCATCTATACCAACATACTTCTCAATGTAAGTCTCAATACCACTCGCGTGAGCTTGCTTAACGTCTTCGGAACTGTTTGGTATACCTCCTAATTCTTTCTCAGTTTTAGATAGCGCGTGAATCTTTTTATCTGGACGATTAATCGAGAAATTTCTGTACCCTCTGTTCTTGAAGTGGTACAGCAAACGTTGCTTGTTGTTCTCAATTAGAATTGGCATCCCGTAGAATACACAAGCCATGAGCACTTCCTCAAAGAATATCTCAGCTGTCTGTGGACGAGCAATGTACTCTAAGAAAAAGAAGTTACTTGGCGCGTTGTCAATAGTAAACCCAGTCTTACCGTGCAGCGCTCCGTTTGACGCGCGTCCATCAACTGTACCAGATATATCGTAGGGGTCACATCCGAACGCACCAATGTGCTCGTTGCCAGGGAAGAATCCTCCGTTACGTTTAATTACATTGTTTTGCATTGCTTTCTCTGGCATCCAAGTTACAGCGAACCTTCCGCGAATATCTGGAGTCCATATAACCTCGCTATCTGGCTTACCATCGCGCCAATGAAACGAACCGCGCACAACTACTCTGTCTCTGATTAAAGATTCGTTGTAGTCTACTTGTTGGTATATTTTTGTTAAGTTAAATATACTTGACTTTGATTCATCTCTAAATGCATGCGACTCAGTTCTAGGGAACTGTCTGTACCATTCGTTTAACGCGTCAGGATCTGACTTAAGTGAGTCAACCTCGTTGTTCCAATACGAAACAACTCCCGTTTTTATAAATTCACCGTCAACTCCTTTAACAGGCTCTTTAGGATCGTTTATTACAGCATGCCCGAATTCATCAATATATCCCTCAAAGTTGTAGTCCATCGGGATGAATAAAGAGTATAGTCCACTCTTTGTTTGACCATTCTTGTTCCTTTTCTTAGGATCTGAATCATAATATAAATCTTTGTAATTTTGCCCTCCTTTTAGTAATGCATTTGCGGTAGAACCCATCATGCATTTACCTGTGATACGTGAACCTAAACGTAAACATGTTTTACGTACACGCCATCCATTTAAAATATTGTTTGGTCGCTCTAGCTTGGCAGCCTCATCCTCAACTAAGAACAGAAGTTTCTCACCATCATAGGCATTATCGTCTGTGTTTTTCCAGTCAATTGTTGTGTCTAGTCCTTCAATCTCATCAACATCAGACTCTTCGTACATGTTCTTCTTTGTAATCCTAGATGCAGGAAGCCTAAACGCTAGCTCTGTCTTTGGATTATCCATACCGTCCTGCACTGGCTTGAAGAAGAATGGGTAGTTCTTTACAATTGGAACAACCTTATCCGTAAACATCTTCTTCGCGTCACTACCTGTCTTGGAACATATACCAAGTCGAGCATCCTTAGAAATAGTTCCTAGGTTAGATGTCTCGGAAGCTGACATGAATGAAAATCCTGAACGTCTATTCTTAAGGTAGATCATGCCAAAGCATCTGTTGTCAGCCTTGCACGCCTCCCAGTAGATAAAATAAATTCTATTTGACTCACGGAAGTCGGGTAACCCAACGTCGATCTTAGACCAGTTTAGGTACATGTAGTGACTTCCAGTGATGTATGTTTTTTTACCTTTGTTAACGAACCAATGCCCGTTCTCACGTTTATCAAACTCCTTTTCGATGTAGTCAACATACTTCATCTTGAATGGGTTGTCCTTTCTATTCCAATCAAATATAGTCTTGATACGTGAAAGTTCTTGTGGTATTGATGTAGCTTTCCATTTGTTGCCGTAGTCCTCAACTTTATCTGGAGTAGCAGGCAGAGCAATGTAAAGTCCATTGATATAGTAAACATCACCTATTGTGCCGTCCTTAGAAATTACAATTAAGTCAAGTTCTTCGTTGTAGCCGTAGTTCCATTTCTTACCTCTGTTCTTATTGGCTTTAGAAACTTTATCTACGTAGTTCGGTGCTATTTCGTATAGTGCCATGTTACTTCGCTCTTCGTTCTGCAAAACTTGACGGAGCAACAACTTGATCACCCATTTCGGCTGCTTCAATTTCTAACTCCTCAAGCTGAACTCTGTTAAGTATTTCTAGCGCATCAAATATAGCTAGCTTCTTTGACTGAGCAGCTCTAACTAACTTATCAGCAGCTAGACCATCTTCAGACATATTATCAGCATTAAGCCTGCTGTGTATAAGCGGTTCTTCAGCAATCTTAATTAACTCATCAACAGCCGTTCTGCCTGCCTTGCAAATACGTTTCTTTTTATCGATTATTGATTCTTCCATACTAAGTTTCTTTTATACATTCTGTACATTAACTTATCGTCAATCTTAAACTCATACTCTGAGTCTGGCTGAAATGAAACAATTTCACCTGAATTGATGTTAGGGTCGGAACTGTACTCGATAGTTCCGTAGAGCTTCTTAAACGAGCCCATATCGTCACTAGGTAAAGGAGATACAAACATGTAAGGAGACGGAGCTTTCCATTCTCCGTTTTCGCTTCGATACAGAAATAACTCTATGTCTTCTACTACGTAGTACTTTTCAAAAACGTGAGAGCTTCCACTCTTCACACGTCCGTCCATTCCAGAGAACTTTCTAAATATGTTGTGGTGTACAATGACCTCATCTCCGATAGAGATTTCTCCATCGTAGTTATGTGGAACAGCGATAACTGTTGCGTATCTATTTGTTGCTTTGTGGTCTTCTTGACTTGTACTTAGCACAAGTTTCTTGCCTTCGCCAACATCCTTTACGTTATCATATCGCTTCCCACCTTTTGGTTCAACCAAGAAGTGAAATATTGATTTCATTTTAGAAGTCTATGTTGTGCTCTATTGAAATAGGAACAGTAACTGTGAATGTCTTCCACAGTACTACTTCTTCTGAATCATTCTTAATGTGGATTAAATAGTCTCCTTTTTCATTAATATTGATTGAAGATATCTTATGAGAATTGCCTAAAACATCTTGACCTACAATAAAATGCATTGCATTCTTGTAATCTGGACCAACTGATATTTTACGAATTAAACTCATTTCTCAACTTCACCTGTAGCCAAGTTAATTGCTTTAGCTTGATACTCCTCCTTGAGTTCAGCCTCAATACCAATCAACTCTGCCTTAGCAGCATTAATAGCTTCTTTAACTTCTTGTTTGCGTTCAGCTACCATCATTTCGTGTAACGAGATGTCAGCCATTTCAGAGCGTAAGTTCTGGTAACTTGAATGTGCAGCTCTCAACTTATCGAGACTGTCTTGTGTTAATTTTTCCATTTTATTTAATTTAGTTTTGCAAATATAATAAAAAAGGCGATTAAACAACCGCCTTAATTCCTAAACTTCTTACTGAGTCTCCTGCATTTATCACTTGACCTGTTAGAATTAAGTACTGATTAACAGACCAATCTATAGTAAGTGACACTGGTGCAATTGAAGGTGATACAACTTCATCGTTCAACATTGAAGCCCCTGGGTTTAATAAATAAGTTCCAGATGGAGTAACGCACAAGTGCATAAACTTGTTTACAAATAATTGCGTCATACCTGCTGTTAGTGTACCTATAGCCGTTCCAACAGTAGCGTTAGTTGTATTTAAGCTCATGCCATATGTTGCTCCGCCTAAACCTCCTGTCTTTTCAAAAATACCTCTTAGCTCAATTACATCACCTGTTTTAACTGTGTTAGCTGGAATCAATAAAGAATCCAAAATAACAGGAGTTAAACTAGATGTGCCAGTCGACAAGTTTGCTTTTGAAATAACTTTAGCAAAAGTGTCATTCAAATTAAATACACTACCAGGAGGAGTGTTCGGTCTATAACCGAACACGTAGTCTCCTATTTGGTATTGTAGTAAGTTATATGCGTCTAACTTCATAATTATAATCTTACAGCTCCAATTGAGTTTGTAGCTTGATTGTGGTATAAGTAAGTATTTCCTGCTATACCTAGCGTTGAAATTGCTGCAACAGCAGCAGCATGATTTGCGTATGATGATAAATAATCATTTCCAATAATAAATTGGCTACTTAAAGGATTTGCTACACCTGTATTTTTACCTATAGCTGCAACAAAGTTACCAGTGTTGTTGCTACCAGCTTGCTGACCTAGAGAGATTAACTCTTGCCCAGTATTACCATAAGCAGCAGCTAAGCCTAATGCTACAACTCCGAATCCAGTGTTATTGTATGCAGCTTGAGAACCAACGCCTACTGTGTAATCTCCAGTGCCACCTTGAATAGCTTGAAATCCTAAACCAACTGAATTATCAGATGAGTTCGAGTTAGCAGCTCCGTTACCAACAGCTACTACATTGTTTCCTGTGTTATTAAAAGCAGCAGTATATCCTAGAGCAGATAAACTGTTTCCTGTATTGTTTTGAGCTGAAAATGGACCTACAGCAGACATGTAGTCACCTGTGTTTGATGTTCCACTTCCGTGTCCTACACCAACAGCAAAAGATTTAGTGTTAGTTCGTAACGCATCAACACCTAATCCAATTACATTAGAAGCAGTCCCACCAGAAGCAGCATCGCTACCAAATGCAATGTTAAATGACCCAGTGTTACCAGATAATGCAAGTGTACCAAATGCATGGTTGTTATTTCCAGTAGCGCCACTACCAGCGTTATTGCCTTGGTAGTTATTGAAATTTAATGTAGATGTATCGTTACCATTAGTAAGTACGTCAGCTAATGTAGCTGTGCTGGATCCTGCTGTACCTTGAATACCTTGAGGTCCTGTAGCTCCTGTAGCTCCTGTAGGTCCTGCTGGTCCCGTAGCCCCTGCAATACCTTGAATACCCTGAATACCTTGAGGTCCTACAGGTCCTATAGCTCCTTGAGAAGCCAATAAAGCCCAATGTGTAGCATCTAAGTCTGGTGCTGTTGTACCTGAGGTAGCTAAAATACAGAAGTAAGAAGCTCCAGCGTATGCAACTGCATCGTCAGCAACATAAGGAGCACCTGATGTCCATGCGCCTTGCCAGTCTAATCCTGCTGGTCCTACTGGTCCTGTAAGTCCTTGAGCTCCAGCTGGTCCTGTAGGTCCTTGAGCACCTGTAGCACCTGTAGGTCCTTGCGTACCAACTCCATCAACATTTTGTTTACCTACTTGTGTAAATCTAAATGTATCAAATGCATTAGACGTATATGGATTTCCCGAACCGTCTGTAATTTCAGTTAAGAACATACCTCTAAATACAGGACTTCCTTCATATAAGAAGTCGTAAGAAGTAACTGCTGTTCTTAGTTTTTCAATCTGAACACTTTGTGAGTTGAACTCACTAGTAAGATTACTAGTTGAATCTTCAACAATAACAAACGCTCCTGTTTTGTAAATTTTGTAACTCATTTTTATCGTTTTTAAAAGTTCTTTAAGAATTCTATTATTTTATCACACCCTACTCCTTCAGGAAGTTCTATAATAAACTCTCCTTCAGTACCAAGTATAATAACCTTAACAGCTTCTCCCATTGTACAAAGATAATTATTTTTAATTACTTACCTTGACCTCTATATTTTTTAGTATATAGCTTGCTGCTTTTTAACTTGCTTTCTTTTGTTTTTCCGTGAACATTAGGTCTACTTACCTTTACGGTAGTCTTTGTAGATCCCGTTTCTTTTACTTTAGCCATCCGTAATATTTTTTAGTAAGCTCTGATCTGTGTAATAATCCTGTGGTACCTCCATTTATACGCTTAGTAACTGAAAGTATCGTAGCGTCAGTTACCCCCTTATCGCAAATGTCCCATAGTTTATTTCTGTCAAAGAAAAATAATGCAGACTCAAAAGCGTAATCTGAAGCAACTATATCTGGGTTAGTCATAACCTCTTCGTTCTTGATATGGTTAGCAAAGTTCTGGTAGTTAGCTTTTCCAGTTAACTGAATAGCACCACGTCCTCTGAACTTCCATCCATCCTTAGACGCTTCGTCTCCGTTACCCATTCTATTAGCGTAAGCTCTGCTTGCAATCTTCTCTGGATTACGCGCGTATGCATTAGCTAGTATACTTGTAGGAAAATACTTAGGAAAAGTTTTCTTTAGTCCTTCAGCTGAATAGTTTAAGTTCTCGCTGAATAATCTAAACTCACCTGTCTCGTGCGAAAGTTGCGCGAAGAAATGTGCTGCACGTTCTGGAGTTAACTTGTAAAACTCAGCAGCCTTCTTTAATGTACCAGGTCCAAATGCACCGTCAGCAGTTGTACCGATCTTTGTCTGTAAACCTTTTAAACTCATTTTTTCTTGTTGATTATATTCCCTGCTACTTTAATACCAAACGCAGAGATAGTTAATATTAAAAATCCATCATAAATGAATTCTTTAATTACTAATTCTTTACCGTAAGCACCCGTAATAACGTCAACCAACAGCACAGCTAGCATTGCAAAAAATGATACTACTCCAACAAACGCTTGCTCGTTGATGTTGTTATCATCAGTAATTAAATCTCTAAAAAACTTTCTCATAATTCTATTTTTTCGACCTTAGGTCTTTTTGGTTTAACAATTTCTTCTTGCCAATTAATTCTTGGATACTCTCTGTTATCGCTAGGAAATTCTTCCTCCCCATGCATGAATAGTAAATCTCCAGTGGCGTCATCTTTTCTTACGTAATGCTTTCTCAAATTTACTGAATAAATTGATGAGTCTTCCCAAGAGTAGTATAACCAAGCTCCATCTATAGACGCGTTAATTAACCAATGCTCTAACTTATCTAACCTATCTGTAAATCTAGTATCTATAATGGTATCGTTTGATACCAATGCAAGCAAGCTATCCTTTACTTTAATATCTCTCTTTAGTATAACTAACTTCTTTTTCTGGCTTTCAAATATCGTGTTTATATCGTCAGCCTGCTTCTTAGTTAGTACAACAAATGTATCTCCGTCAATTATCTTCTGAATCGGGTAGTTTGATTGGGTCAAACTCGAACTCGCGACCATTAGAAATGCTATTAGTAGTCTTTTCATCTTTCAGTTCTTTTGTTAATTCTTTTGCCACTTCACTTGTGCTATCTAAACTCTGAGTAACCTCAGCTACTTGCTCTACTAAAGCTTCCTTCTCTTCTACTAACTTAGCGTTTTTAGACTTAAGTTTAGATACGCTTTTGGTTAAAGATGTATTCTCATTCGTTAAAACTTCATTCTTCTCTACCACTACTACGTGACCATGACCAGTTGAAAATACTTGAAAAAATAGCAGTGCTACAAACACTAGCATAGAACCTAATAATATTAACTTCTTTCTTTTCATGACTACTTTCTACTCAAAAATATAAGAATAGTTTCTTTCAAGCTCTTAGAACTTGTTGTGCTTTCTTCTATCTTCTTCTCTAAGTCATCTCTGTATTGTCCTTCTAGCTCTTCTACTCGATTACGGTAATCCTCTTCACTCTTCATGAGCTTCTGTAAGAAGTGCCAAACTAAGTACCCTAAAGCAAGTACAGCAAATCCTAACACACCGTAGTCTGTTAAAGTTTGAAACATACCGAAATCAGCTTGAAGTATCATTTCTTCTTTGGTTTATAATCTTGTTTTTGTCTATCTTTATCTGCGAGATGTCTCTTGATGAAAATCCACGCTACGTATCCTAAAGCTAGCGCAGCCAATCCTAAAGGACCGTGATCAGCTAACTTTGCAAATACACCAAAATCTTGAGTTGCTACTGTATCCATTACTTATTTATTTTAACCATCAGTTCTTTAACAGCCACAGCTAAGTCGCTTATGTTTTTAGTCAGGTTACGTATTTCAAGTTGAGTTGTCTCAAGTATCTGTTGGTACTTTAACCTACTCTCTTGCTCAACAAGTTCAACCTTGCCTTTTAACTTGCCGTTGTCTTCTACTGCTTTTCTAACATCGTTGTGGACTATCTTTAAAAAATATCCAATTATAGCGATCGCTGTCACTAATCCGAACTGAATGTATTGACTCATCTAATGTAACGTTTATAAATTATATAAATAATGAACATAACTAGTAACGTTATACCTATGCCACCTGAAAAGAATTTCCAAATAAAACCTTTTTCTTTTTCGTAGTATCTTACTGGAACTGTTCTGTTGATTATTCTATCTACAATTACTGTGTCGCATTCTCCTTCAATAAACACTTGATCACCTTTCATCCAAACTTTTACAGTCAACTGATCTTTCTGAAGCGTAATTGTATCATGAAGATCGTTTACCATAACAATAGTATCTACCTTAACTTCAGGAACTATAACTCTAACAGTGTCAATCAACTGAATTGAATCTGTTGTAAGTAAGTATGGATGCTTCTCAATAAGCCTAGTAAATCTACGCTGAGGTGTGCAACTAACTGCTATTAAGACAAGTAAAAATAAGTATAACTTCATGTAGACAAAGATAAATAAAAAACCTCATATGAATTAACACATGAGGCTTCAGTTAAAATATTGATATCTAATTAATTAGGGAATGGAGGAGGTAACGTAACGTCGATTGGGTTAATCTGTAACTCAATCTGTTTAGCTAAATTCTCCTGCATTGCAGTAACGTCTAATGTTGCTTCTAGCCATCCAACTACCTGCTCTTTAGTCAAGCTGTTGTAGTCTGTGAAGTTATCTGGAGTTGGCTCACCAACACCTGTTGCACCGTACATTTCTGCAAAGTAAACTTCATCTTCGATAGACTCTTTCGCGTTGTATCGCCAGTGTACAGTCTGTACTACGTCAGTCATTTGTCCCTCATGAATTTTACAATCCATTGCAGAGATTATCCAATCAAACACCATCTTCTTTTTCTTTAATACATAATGGACCTACTACGTTCAATGCTGCTAAAATATTAGCTGCATCTTGCAAATTGTAAACTCCTTTAGTTGTAGCAACGTTCAACGCTTGCTCAATAACTTGGTACGCTTGTTCTTGATTCATAATTAAAATTTTTTACAAATATAGTATTTATCTTTTATTTGTTTATTAAGAATATTAGTTATTTTATTTTAACATTTATTCCATTTTTTCAGCTTCATCACCTTTTTGTTTTCCTTCATATGGAGGCCAATCTGGGATAGCTAAAGTCGGAACGCCTTTTATGTTTGATATTTGGTTTAATGTTTTACTTTGAATAAAATTTATGGATAGTATAGGTATTCCTGAAACATTTGGGGTATATTTAGATGCTTTTGCCATAATATTGTTTTTTATAATTGTATCCAGTCATTAGATGGTCTAAACTTCATAACAAAGTTGTCTCCTGTACCAGCACTTGTATAATAAGTATGACCCATTATCCTTACATAGTTTCCTGTAGTGGTTGGTAATGTAGTACTCATATCTCCGATAGTTGTTGAATCTCTAATATAGATAGGCAAACCATTTCCTGGACTTTGTATTCCTGGTCCATTTCCTCCAGTATCTACATCATGCACAGTAATATGTCCTTCTAAAAGAAATATATTTGAGCCTAAATAAATTCCTAGTAAATATGTAGAACCTACTGCAGAATCATCTACTGGATACCAAGTGCTAGATGATGGATCTAAGTATGCTAGAGCCCATTGAGCTACAGAACTATCTGGGTTACCTTCAATAACATCTCCACTCCAATTATCAGTTTGAGAAAAAGGTTCAATCTCACCTGAAACATATTTAGTAGAAAGTGTATAACCTTGTACTTCTAGTTTTTGGTATGGGTTAGTTGTTCCAATTCCAACATTTCCGTTACTATCAAACACAACTGTTCCTGAACTTCCATCAGCCGCTGTTCTGTAAAATAATAATTTTCCTCCTCCTTGAGTAAATCCATTATTAGTGGAATAAATATCCCACGATATACCTCCAGCGCCAGAGTTTAATATCCTAATCGCAGAATCAGTTATATTTGATCCTTGAATGTGTAGCTTTACTCCTGGTGATGTTGTACCTATACCTACGTTACCGCCAGATAAAATAGTCATTTTTGTACTATATCCAGCTTGAAAATTCAAATTAAACTGTGAACCAACATTACCGTCTCCTGAATTACCACTACCTCCAAAGTATATTTTATCTGCTGTACCTCCAGAGCCTGTACCATCAACTCCAAAGTATCCTTGATTGGTAGATGAGTCAATTAATACTCTTAAAGATAATCCTCCTGAGATAGCTTTATTAGAAAGAATATCTACTTGTGAAGAAGGATCACTTTTATTTATTCCTATATTTCCAACAAAATATGTCGCGCCAGTTGTTCCTCCATTAACTTGAAGATATGCATTTGAATCATTTTGAATTGTGCTTCTGAATCTAACAGGTGTTTGAAAATAAGATCCGCCAACAGCAGTAACGTATAAATAACCACTTCCGTCAACCACTACCCCGCCTGTGTCACCAGAAATATATGATCCTCCTGAGCTATATGGATAATATCTTTGGCTTGTTATGTATCCATTAACATCAAGTTTTTCACTTGGACCAGATGTTCCAATACCGACATTGCCATTACCTTTTATGGTCATTTGTGTAGTCAAGGATGCATAAGTACCAGCACCAGTTTTAAAATCCATTTGTCCATAATATGGACTATTCTCTGTTGTTGTACTAATTGCACCTCTAGCACTTCCAGCACTACCATCTTGAAATATTAAAGCTGTTGAACTACCTACAGCTAATCCATTATTGTTTATAATAATGTGACCACCTAGTCCCCCAGAATTACCTGCATATACCTCCAATAGTCCATTAGGATTGGTAGTTCCTATACCAACTCTACCATTTCCTTGAATACGCATAATATCAGCATATCCAGATCCATGATGTAAAGTAAAATCCAATATACCATAACTAGTAAAAGAAGCTACTTGATTTACAACTTCACCTAACCATAACGCACCTTGATTTGAACCGTAATTTGAACTGATTTCACCAGAAACAGTTAATTTTCTGTTTGGATTTGATGTTCCGATTCCTACATTTCCATTTGATTTTATTCTTACTTTTTCGTTTTCATCACTTCTAAAAATAATATCACCTCCATTTATATTCAAATTAGCCCAAGCGCTTAATGCTGAATTATGTCCACCAATTACAGCACCATTTGTTGATGAACTTAAAAATCCAGCAATTACTTTATCTGTTCCATTTTTACCAAAAACAGATGTTCCAAACCATGCTGATTCATATGGTACAATTGTGTCACCAAGTAATAATGAACCACCTGGTGTGATACGCATTTTTTCAGATCCAGATGTATAAAATACATTGCTTGTGGCGTTTGGATTATAAAATATCCAGTTATTTCCTCCAGCGCCAAAAATAGCTAATTCAGAACCGATTGCACCAGTTAATGTTGAACCGTTTGTTACTCTGTAGAAAGAACTTGTGTTTACAATGCCAGCGACATCTAATCTATACAATGGGTTAGTAGTTGCTATACCTACGTTACCAGATCCAGAAATCACCATTCGATCAGTAAATGTATTTACACCACTCATGTGACCGAATCTAATCCAATCCCCAGCTCCTGTAAATATCTGAACACCGTCGCTATTTGGAGTACCGATTCCGTATGTAGTAAGAGTAGGTACTAAAAATAAAGAATTTGAAACAGGTAATAAAATATTACCATTTATATGTAGCTTTTCTAAAGGTAAATTAGTTCCTACACCTACATTAGTACCATTGTCAAATATCAACGAATCTCCAATTGACCCAGGAGAAGTAAACTTCGAAACATAGTTCGTTGTCCCAGTCCCAGTGATTGGATTTGTTATAACGCTTTGATACTGTGGGATATTCAAAGTAGCGCCAACCAACGTAGCTGCACCAGATGTACCAGTGGTAGTCAACGTAATGTCATCTTGCTTGGCGTTAAGTGCAGTTTGAGTAGCAGTAGAAATCGGCTTGTTTAAGTCACTCGTATTATCTACGTTACCTAACCCAACTGAAGCTTTGTCAATTGTCCAACTTCTATTAGCTGACAAATCTTGCGTCGTGCTATTTATAGTTATTGTACGTGACGTAGGAACATAGTTTCCTATTGCTTGATACAACGTATCAAAATATGTCTTAAGAGTAGCCTTTGTATTTAACCAACTTAGCTTCTTCCAAATGTTGCTATCTGCTGTGTCTTGTAATAAAACAGAGTCAGCGTCTATCGGTGTAGTCTTGCTGATAGTTGTGTTGACATCGTGAAGTTCACCTAGCTCGTATCCGTTATCTACCTTTACGTAAATTTGACCTTGCGTAACGTGAGCTCGAACAACGTAACCTATTATAACCGTATGTATTGGCGCTAATGGTTTAATTTTAGTTACTATACCTGCTACTGTTCCAGATAAATACAACATATCTCCGTCTAGCCAAGTTTCACCTTGTAACGAACCTGTTGTATTAATATTTCTAACAAGACCACTAGTTGTAATAAATCCTTCTTGGTTATGTGGTATCGTCTCAGTAACCATACCTAAAGTTTCTGCGCTATTAGCATCATTGTTAGCTTGAGCTAACGCAACCTTAAGCCTGTTTCCTTGAGCTCCACCAACCTTTACTACTTGATAGTTAGCTTCTAATAAATCAACTGATGGATCTGTTTTATTTACAACTCGTGCAACTTGTTCTTGTCCTATCTGTAAAGTAACGTTACCTCCTAAAAGCTGAAACTCTATAGTACCATCTTGATTATTCCATCCTAACTTACCTACTCCTGGAGTGTATGTAGTTGGTGATGTATCAATTTGTACCCATCCAGCTGATAAACCATATTCACCTAAATTAACATTACCTGTAGCTCCAACATAAGGAACGTAACCTATCAATGAACTATCGTAACGAGGAATGTTAAGCGTTGCTCCAATTAATGTAGCAGCACCCGAAGTTCCTGTAGTTGTTAAAGTTATATTGTTCTGCTTAGCGTTAAGCGCTGACTGTAAGTCAGTTTGGCTACTTAAAGTTCCTGTGATTGATCCCCATACCGCATTCGGCTGAGATATCTGAACGTAAACTGAGCCAGACCAACGATATACATTGTTGTTATCTAACGTAATGTAAATTACTCCTGTCTCACCTATTGCAGGTAATGCAGCAAAGTTAGCAACTTCTATTACGTCATCAACGTAACTTGGTAGCTGCGTGCTAGGTACCTTTCCGTCACCAGCTAAGCTAGCGTAACCATTTGGAATACCTTTGTTTGCTTTGTCTTCCTTTAAGTTAAGTGCTGTTTGTAAATCTGTTTGATTACTAAGTACGCCAGTAATGTTACCCCACGTAGCTGACGTTGTGTCAATTGTCCACGTTCGGTTAGCACTTAAGTCGTAAGTGACACCGTTAATTGTAAGTGTACGTGACGTAGGAACGTATCCTGCCGCCAATGGATCAGCCCATATTCCATCTCCTCGGAGGAATACTGTTGAATTGTAAGTACCAGCCCCAAGGTTAAACTGCGGAATTTTATCGTTGTTATCCATTGGAGCTAGCCTACCTAGAAGATACTTGGCAGGTCTAAGCTCTATCATGCGAATAAGTGTTTCGGATTGTTTGGTGTTATTGCGTTATCGAACTCAATCTCTAAGTCAGTCATTACGTCAACGTGGTAACCTTCTAAATAGGTAGCCTCTTTGATTACTTCCATGTTCTCAATTACTGCAGGAACATCTACTATTTGACCTATGTAAACTACTGCGTGTGTACTTTGTGCATACGTGTTTATCTCGTTACCGTTTAAATCAGTTGTGTTAATCAAAACGCCTTTAGCTAATAAATCAGCAATTGCGCTATCGTGGTCGGTGTATATTAGTTTGTAAATCATAGTGTTTTGTATTTTTTAAATTTCAATCCTTTATATTCTCTTGTTAAAATGGCTTTTTCTTTTTTACAATTATAGTAAACTGCTTTTCTATCAATATTAAATTCTTTTTCTATTTCCCAAATCTTACCTATAAAGCCACTATTTAACTCAATAATTAAACTTGCTTTTTCTTTTCTTTTTTGCACTCCGTTTTCTATGGCTTGTCTACTTGGGCAATATCCTATTTTTGATTTCCTAACTTGCTCACAAAAATACTCGCTTCTTTTCTTACCAGCATACATTCCTTTTCGAGATTTGCTCATTTTATCTTTTACCTCCTTAGTATGGTATCCTTTAAATCCGTCACCACCTGAAGTTTTATTACAAAGATTATTAATTCCTATTTCTTGAATTAAAAACTCTTCAAGTTCGTTTGCAATTTCCCTTGTTTCTACATCAGCTACAATATCTACAAATACAGAATGTTTATTATATGTGTTTTTCCAATGAGCATTACGTCCATAAAAATGATAAGCTCTTTTTTTGTTATTGCCTATGCCGACATAAAATATCGAATTATCAATTGGTTTTCTATGTAAATAAACTATTGGCATTATAAGCTTGTCAAAGTCTGCATTTGTGTATTAGTTAATCGTGTTTTCCAAAAGGCTGTTAAGTTTACACTTTTATTTGCAATATAAACCTCGTTAGTTGGGTCACCCGCAAAAGTTGCTAAATGTAAATTCGCACAAGTCGGTGGAGTTGCACTTGTATCTGTTCCTATTTGAACACCATTTATATACATAACAAAGTCATTATTTTTATATCCAACAGCTATTTTAATTCTATCACCTATTGAGAAAGAACCTCCAGTTATAGCTACTTCACTTGTGGATGAAAGAAAAGAATTAAAACGTATTTGATTTCCAAATTGTTTTTGTATATACATTGAATCATCAACTATTGTACTTCCTGATTTTTGTAAAAACAAATAAACCTCTGAATTATTATTTCCGAAATAACCATCGTAAAACAAAGTCCCCTCAGTTTGTCCTATCAACGAACTAATACCCGTCTTACTAATTACATCTGCGTTTCGTGTTACACTTGCTGAAGTAGTAGGTATGTAAGAAGTAGCGTAAGAACCCGCTTCGAGTTGTGCGCCCCAAATGTAAATATATTGTCCAGTGATTCCGTTTATTGAAGTTCCATCTGAAACCCCTATACAATCAATATCAGTAGTGGATAATGTCGCTGTTAAAGTAACTCTATACCAACCATTACCAACACTATTAATTGTAGCATTTGAACCACTTACTATTGTTCCGTTGTCTATATTAAATATAGCAGAAATTGAGTGCAAATAAAGCCAACAATAATTACTTGTTCCTTTTTTAACATAAGCAGAAATTGTATAACTTCCTGATAAAGTTGAATCTTTATAAACACATGGAATCGAAGTTCCCGTTGCTGTTAATTTATCTGCTGAAGTTAAACCATCAGGAGAAACAATTGAATTAGCTATAATAGAACTTGAAACTTTAGTCCAATAAGCATTATCAAATTGTTCACTATAATTAAACAAATTAGTTCGTTGTGGCTCTACTAATATACTCGGACAACTTCCGTTTGTGTAGTCTAAACGTGGTACGTTACTTGCTACGCTTTCAATCAATCCACTTGAATTAACTCGTGTCGCTGTGGTTGCTCTTGTTACGTCTAAATCTCCTAACGTTGTATTAGGAATAACTGAATAAAGCGTTCCCGCCTTATAACCATTTGGTGTCACGATAAGTGACGCTGTATCTAATAAACTCATACGTCTAATTCATTTAATGTTGTTAATAAGCAACTCTCTGCTTCAAAAGATCCTCCATCTGCTAATACTCTGCTTTTAAAATTGTACACAATCTCTTCAACTTCACCAAATTCTATTAATAGACCTGCTAAAGTTTTTTGCAAACACGTCTGAGCTTCAAATGTACCGCCGTCGGCAAGTACACGAGTCTTAAAGTCGTTTATGTATCTATTTACAATGTAAACATTGGATACAACATCAGTCTGTATCGCAATTGCTATTGCATTAATCGATGGCATCTTACCAAAGAGCTAAAATGTTTGTAGCTGAAGTTCCTGTAGCAAATACACGAACAACTTGAACTGGTAAGAATGTACCAGGATTAGTAGAAACGAATGTTACTTCATCTCCACCGTCAGTCATAACTTTAATATCGCCACCTGTACCTGTGTAAATTACACATGCTAATGTAGGTCCACTTGGGTACGCTACATATGGAATATCTACAGTATTACTTGGCGTTACTGCCGCAGCTCTACTTACTTGTAATTTTTGTGTTGCCATTATTTCTTAGTTGTTTTACCGTTTGAACCTTGTCTAGCTCTATTTATCTTTGCCTTTTCTAATGTAGTCTTACCGTTCTTCATGTGAGAAACATCCTTTCCGTCACCTACTGAACTTTTACCAGCAGCGTGATTCTGTCTGTTAACTCTGTTAAGCTCAACTCTACGATCTACCTCAGATGGCTTTTTATTAAGCTTCTTCTGGTACGCGAGTTTCTTTGCGTAAGCCTCAGGATTTTCCTTGTAGTACTTAGCAGTTCTTCCTAGTGCCATTTTTTTATTGTATTTCTTCACAAAGATAACTATTTTTGTATTATGAGAAAAAAGATAAACACTAAAATAGTCAAATCTACTCCAGTTGTCTACAGACGACATAAAGCAAATGATTATCTAAAGTATCATAGAATCGTAATGGCTTGGGCTAGAAAGAAGTACAACATCACGACTGTACACCTCGAAATGTTATTCTTCCTATACAGTGAAGATATATTCACTATGACTAGGTTTAAAGACTACAGCATGATTATGCCGTTCGATCGATACAAACTTGAAAGAATGATTGAAGACGGGTGGGTTAGAATGTGGAGGTCAGATAAAGACCACAGAACACCACTGTACGAACTTACTACTGTCGGGAAGCAACTTGTAGCTACGGTATACAAAAAGTTGAATGGTGAGCAGCTAATCAGCGAGTCAGCCAAAATAAATGGACTTATCGACAAGACAAACCAGAAAGCTAGAATTTACTCAATCGCGATCCGTAAAATGAACCGCGATTTACGTAAAAAGAAGTTACAGGAACGAACAGTACTTGTAAGTCCTGACGAGTAAGGTTAGATAACAATTACAACGTCGCGTTCCTGGATTACAAATACATTACTGCCGTCAGGCAGTCGAAGTAAATGTCCTGAAGATTTATTGTAAAATATCTCGTCACCTTTCTTCATTGTGGTGACCTCATCGCTCTTGTCTTTAACAATGCCTCGTTGGTAAAGCGCACCAGTGACGGTCGAAGCCGTCATTTCAAACCCTGATGCACTTTTTCTTTCGTTGACTACCTCAACTAAGATAAATCTATTTAGTACTGCCATTATTGTTCAGTAATTATACAGTTAGTACTTAAAATTGTTGACGCAACAGATATCGAGTTACGTATCGCGTTCTTTGTTACTTTTGTTGGATCAATTACACCTGTCTCGATTAAGTCTTCGTAACCTTCCGTCTTAACGTTGTATCCCAAAGGACCGTTCGTAACCTCACCAACAATTCTGTTTATGTCAGTCTCAAGTCTTCCAGCGTTAACTAGCATTTGGCGTAGTGGAGATTCAACCGCGTAGTGCACGATTTCGTAAGCCACGTCTTTAGCGTCAATGTCCACGGCAGTAAATGCATTCAATATAGCTGATCCTCCGCCTGGTAGAATTCCTTCTTCCTTAGCAGCACGAATCGCAGCCACTGCATCATCAACTCGGTCTCTAATTTCTTTCTGTTCAACACTGCTTGGTGCCCCAACGTGAATTACACCAAATCCACCAGAGATAGCCTGAAGTCGGATGTCGATATCTGCACTTGGCTCTTCAGCCTGTAAGTCAGTTACTCTGTATCCAATACGCTCAACTGCCTCTGAGTTTGGTTCAATAATAGTCGTCTGATCTGTAATCGTAACCTTAGATGCACGACCTAGTCCCTCCAACTGTACCATCTGCAAGTCATCACCAGTTTCTTCTGAGTAGTACTGAGCATCCAACACATAAGCCAAGTCGCGCATAATGTCGTCGCGTCTGTATCCGTTCGATGGCGGCTCAATCACGGCAGCCTTGATGTTACCGTTAAGTACGTTGTAGTTAAGCGCGTTCATAGCGTTCGGCTCCAACGTTCCGATAATTAAGAGTGATTTATTGCTTTTTATTATTTCAGCTAGGATGTGCTCCATTCCGTGCAAGTCACCTATGTTTGAGTCAAACAATAAAATGTAAGGGTTGTCTAGCACACATTCTTGCTTCTTCACATCTGTAATGAAGTAACGTGACGCGTAGCCACGATCCAACTTAAGTCCAGTTACAATCTCCGCGTAAACTTCTTCACCCTTCGAATCCTCAACCGTCACAACATCAACCTCAGCGAATATGTCAGCGATAAGCTTACCTATCGTAGCGTCGTTATTTGCGGAGATGGTTGCAACGTGTTGTAGCATGTCTCCTGTTACCTCTATTGACATATCATCAAGCTTGCGGACTAATTCATCACATACCTTGTGAACGTCTCTTAGAACGTCTATAACTGAACCTTGCTCAATCTTGTAGTACTTCTCAAAAGCGTTGATAAACGCCTCTGCTAGTACCACTGAGGTAGTTGTTCCGTCTCCTGCCGCTGATGCAGTCTTCTCACTTGCCTGGCGCAACATAAGTGCAGCGGTGTCGTGTATTTTGTTCTCAAATCGGATTGATCTTGCTACCGTAACTCCATCCTTTGTGATGTGGTGATTTCCAATATATTGATGTCCTTGTAGAATTACAGTCCTTCCTGATGGACCTAATGTAGATTTTACAGCGTCAGAGAATAATCTAATCCCTTCAATTAATTGAGCTCTGCCTTCAGCGTCTCTATGTATTACTTTATTCATATTTTAATTTATTTTGTCGCAAATATAGTATGTTTTTGCGACAGTTAGCATATTAAGTCTTCTAAATCAATGTCTAATTATTTAACATCAACATTTGTTTGACTGTTGGGCACGACATCTTGTGTACCTTTCTGCCACCGCAGTGGATGCAGTCGTGTTTAATCTGGTAGTTGCAATCGTTGTGATCGAATGCTGAGTAACTCTGTCTCATTGACGGAGCCGCTGTATATCTGAAGCAAAACCACTTCTTCTTACAGTCTTCATTACTACATTTACTTAGATCTGGCATAATTATAAGCGTATATTAGTTTATTTACTTGGTCCTGCGACATTAGTATCTGTGGCACATCTATCTGAACGTCCAATCCCTTCTTTTCCTTAATGTACTTCTGAACAGCGTCTATCATCTCAAGTATGTTTGGAAGCTGGTTCATATCTCAACCAACTTAAACTTACTGAAGTCCACTCCCTGGCGCGTAATGGCTGTTATGTTCGACAGTGCAGTTGCGTCACACTTAGCAATATTCTCACCGATCGTGTGAATAGCCATCATCATGTCAGCTGCGATCTTGTCGTCAATCTTCCAAAGCTTGTCGCGGTTCTTAGCGTTCTTCAGGTTCATCACGTTGATCGCCTCATTGACCTTCTGCTTCACCTTACCCTGCATGTAGGGAGTTCCTTCTAGTTCAAGTGCGCAGTTAAGCACAACCTGCATTGCTGATAATAACGTTACGTAAGCTTGCATTCTTCTAGTTTTTTAATGTTGTGTAATCTCATGTCGCGTCCCTTAAGGAACTTATACACACAGTCCTGTGGTATGTCTGCTATTTTCGCGAATTTGTATGGTGTTAAGTAGTTTCTCCTTAAGTAACTTCTCAACAACTCGCGTAGTTCTTGTTGTGTCATACTTTTTCGTAAGTCAATTCAAATATGTCTGGTTTGCACGGGTAAAATTCGCCTTTTACTCCTTTGATGATGTAGTCTCCTTCAGTTGCTATGTGTTGACCTTCAAGCGTTGGGATAATGCAAGTTGCAATTCCATCTATTCTTTCAATATGTAAGCCTCTATAAGCTGTTTCATTTGTGAAAGCCTTAATCTCATCCCAATTATCGCGCGTGAATTTTATCGCTTCAATCTCTACTGGTTTCTTTCTGTATTTCATATGTTGCCTATTGTTACACCCCAAAACAACCAAGCTATAGCAAGCTCTTTATGTCTTCCGTCTTTTTCAAATGCTACCATTGGTAACAATACCACCGCCCATTCTCTTGATGAGTCAAATAATGTTTCGATTCTAATTTTCATAAGTTATTTTGTTTTATTAGTGGAGCAGACAAGATTCGAACTTGTACGCTTGTGTGTTATCAACATTATCAAGCTCTTGACATTTAAACTTGCCCCTTGAAGACAAGTGCCTTTTGCGTCTACCAATTCCGCCACTACCCCATGTCGCTCGTCTTTCCGAGCCGTCAACTATTTATTTTTAAATGAGAATTTAGCACCTAAAATCTCTAATCTTTGACCTAAAATTTGTAAATACTCATTCATTAGTCTTGATTGGCGATAAAGTAAATCCTTATTCTCTCTATCTAAGTCAACAAAAGCCTGTGTGCGCATAAAATCGTTTAATGCGTTTGTTTTTGTTGCTAATTCTTGCGCTTCAATAAGAAGTCTGTCATAAAATGTACTTTCCATTTGTATTTGTTTTTATTTATTTAGATGCGTAGACAGGATTCGAACCTATAAATATTGACTTGAATAATCACTCGAAGTCTCAGCGTCTACCACGTCAGGGACATCCCTAACCTTCCGCCACTACGCATTCTGATCTTAAGCTTTTCTTAATTGATCAAGCAACTCGATGTCGTGAAGTAAATCTTCATTGACACGTTCAACAAAATCTTCTCTGTATTTTATTAAACGTTCCTTAAGAGAACTTACAATGTAATTCTGCTCTTCAAAAGTGCAGTGATTATTAATCATTTCAAAAATGTTTGAAACTGTGTCTTCAGCGTTTTCGCTTAATGCTGCTACAATAGATGTGGCGTTTGTTGGATACATACTCATATTATTTAGATTAAAGTACAAATTTATTGCTTTTTATTTTATTTTGCAAGTTTTAGTGTAATATTTTTATTTCCTCGCTCCAATTCATTAACTATCCTAGCAGCGTCACTTCGCTTCACGTACTCAAGCGTCCTAAATATCCTATTATTTACCACCTTGTACACCCTTCCGCCATGGTAAGTCGGCACGTCATGGAACCTCGGGTAACGTTTCGTCTTCTCGAACGTCAAGTTCCCTACAAAATTATTGCGCGCCTCACCGTCCAGGTGATTCACATACCACTTCCCGCTCGGCTCATCCATAAAGTGACCAGCAACCAACTTATGCAACGGAAGTCTCGTCCCTTTAATCCAAACGTAGACAAATGATCCTTCGATCGTTGTCGCAAGTTCGTATCTTATTCTCCACTCTGTCGTGTTCGGTTCTCCATCCGCCTTAACAACTCGACCGTAGCTACTCACAAATATGTTTTCACTTACCTTACTAAACTTCTCTAATACATTCATGTCGCAAATATATACCTAAATGTTGGAAAATGCTAACATTTCTTTAGATTTTAATGGAATGTGCTGTTAAGTTTGTAGCAGTGACGCTGGATTGAGAGAATTTAGTGTCGGAATGTTGGAAAATTTCTCTATATCTCTCTATATATAAATATATATATACTCTTTTTTTATATAGTTGTATTTATACTTATTTCTTAACATCTTAACACTAAAGTAGTATAAAGTACTGTAATATAGATAGTTATAGAATGCTGTCTCATCAAAATCTAAAGAAAACGCAGCACTATTTCGTGAATGTCAGCACTATTTCGTGGTATCTTGTGTGTTGGGGTTCGGTATAATCCCCCCATTTGACGCAACCTACCCTCAAAGGAAAGTCATTTCATTTTTGATGGGGGGTATTACGTTTCGGAAATTTGCTTCAGATTTTTTAGCTTTTTATGTTGTGGTATGTTGTGGTATACAATAGCGTAATATTAAATAGTATTTAATTAGTTCGCGTTTCTTTGCTTGGTATTATTTAATTTATTCACGTGACATTATTTAATTTAATACTGTCACTTTTCTTAATGCAACTTAATTGCATTTATATAATTCAGCTAAATTTTTTTGCGGTCAATTTATTAAGCTTATTTTTTTTCGCCTTGCTTGTATTGATGTCGTTACTACCTGACCAACTTTGCCAAAAATAAAAAAACTACACAAAAAATTATTTCAATTCATTAACTTACTGAATATCAATACATTACACTTTATTTCTATATACAGGTACTTACTTCTATCTAAGTATAACTACTTACAGACGATAAATTCGTTTAATTTTTTTTAAATTTAATTTGAATTAATCAAAATAGTTTACGTACATTTGTAAGGTATTAAGAAACAAACATTTTTAACAATTAAAACAAACAAAATGAAAAAAGTAACACAAACACAGGTAAGAAACATTAACACAGAATTAAACAACCAATTTAAGACACTGGGCGGGTGTATTTCTTTAATCTTACAACTGGATAAAAAAGAAGAGACAGAAGCTAAAGAAATTATTTCTTTTTTGGTAAAGTGTAAAAAAGATAAAGATACTTACCAAACTTTACTGGATACAGTAAAACCACATTTTAAAACTGGAAACTATAATAAATATAGCGTCATTCAAGCAGTGGCAAAGATATTAAACAATAAATAAGGCGTCAACGGTTGACTTTTGTCCCTTGTTCGATTCAAGGGACGCCTCAATAGGTTTTTGCTTGGTTGCCTTTATTAACCAAGAACGTAATACAATAAATAATATTTGTACGGTTGCATCTAATGGACTGGGCAAAGGTTAAAAAATTACGAACGTTTAAATAGTTGCATCTAATGGGCTA